TTACTTTTCTCCTCCGCTTTCGATCCAATCTTTGACTCTGTCATGATCCAGGATAATGATATCTTTCCAGTCCACTTCCAGCTCCTCAAAAAGATCGTTCATTGCATCCCAGATAGTCCATGCTCCATTTCCGGTTAATCTGCCCCCATCCAGTATATGCTCCTGTGAATCATACAAGGTATAATCAAATTCGCTTTCACTTGTCTGCATGCAGACATACAGAGATTGGGACGGAACAAATAATGCGAAATGCTCCGGTGACAATGCTTCAAAATACGGATTGTCCCATGCACCAAGTGGCATATGCTCCACAACATCCTGCTGCTGTCTCGTTGGCAAAAAGCGCTCCAGCTTCTGTTGCTCATAAAGAAGTTCAAACTTTTTCTCCAAGTCTTGGATAATCCCATGCACATTATTAAGCAATACCCATTTTGTAAACCGCTCTCTTGTCCACTCTTTTTTTTCCTCCTTCGTCATCTGACGATGTATCCGGACATGACTTACCGGAAGCTGCTGGCAGATATTCTGCAATGCTACCAGAAAATTTTGATTCTCATTTACAGATGAGGAAAGATGAAATTCTAAGGACAAGGTATTTTTTCCACCAATGCGGTAAACTACGTCAAAATCCAGTCCCTTGATGCGGATTCCAAGCGTTGCACGAATGCGCTTATCCTCTATGACGGTCTGCCACTGTGCATAATCCCGAAACTGCTGCATTGCTTCTTCCGCATGTTCATAACGTTCGCATACACTCTGCTTACAACCGCGTGTTGTCCATGTTGCAAGATCCTTGATCACATAATAAGTAACAATTTTGTTTTGTTCCATTTACTTTTTCTCCTTCTCTTTCTATTACACTGCTACATCCTTTGGCTCTTTCTTGAAAAAATCTGTTACTGGTTGAAATCCTATGTTATCTACAAAATAACTATCCGTTTTCCCCTTCCGGTGCAGTACAACAACATCACTGACGGATAAGGAATGCCCGAAGAAATCAGAAGGTCGGTCTATGTTGAACCGGCAGTAAATATCATCCAGTGTAGTTTTTTCATCCAATGATGCCGTATAGGTTACGTCATACCTCGTATGCTCCACAGGCAAACCTCTGCTCTGCCAGAATGACAGATCCATAAAATAAAACTGCCGATTTTCCATATTTTCTTTCAACTGATAGATTTCAAAATAGTCACCCGCAACATCGGATGTCTCCTGACCGGAGTCTTCCGGTTCCGCTTTTCTTATCTGTTCCTCTATCCGGTCAATCAGATCTGCCGCTGTTGTCTGGATCGTATGCAGGGATGCCCGCAGTTCCGGCATCTGCCGACCACTGCTCCAGCCTATCAGATATGCAAAGGAATAATCGGAAGTATCCAGTCCCAGATACTGACATACCACATAAGCAATACTTTCTGCCTCTACTTCTCTGGTACCTGCATCTTTTCTTTCAACCTTATCGTTATCAGCATGCAGCATGGCATGTGCGATCTCATGGATCATTGTTTTGACCGTCTGCAACTGGCTCATATCCTTCTGGATCGCGATAACACGTTTGGTCACATTGCAGTATCCTTTCGCTCCGCTCTCAATCTCGATAAAAGAGACCGGCATTGGGGATACCATAAGCAGTGCCTGTATGAGAACTTCATAATCGGTTACCGCTCCCATCAGTTCGTCTACCCCTAACTGTGGCAACTCCTTTCCTTCCGTCTGAGTAACATCAAATACCCGGACAACACGAAAGCCTACGATTCTCTGTTCTGATTTTTCTTCCAGTTCCTCTGACTGCTCCGCTTTTTTTGTATGCTTCGTATCTTCTGATTCCGGTTCCAGAATCACTACTTCCTGATCCTGTTTCTTACTTTCCTTCTTGTATTTGTACGCCATTGGTGCCAGAATACAGATCCCGGTCTCACCTTTTTTCACATGACGCCCAAACTTCTGCTTCCATGCATGAAATCCGGCAACCAGTGTTGCATCCGGACATTGCAATAAGATCAGTAGTGTATTCCGGTAACTGTAATGGTGGAACCTTGCCATAATGGTCAAATACTCCAGATAACGGTCACTCTCAAACAATGCAGTGATCCCATCCTCCAGCTTTTTCGTCAGTTCCTGCACCTGCTCTTTTCTGTCTGTTTTCTCTGTTTTCTCTGCTTTCATCTTGTTCTCCCATTAATAAAAGAAAGAACAGATATTGCTACCTGTTCTTTCCACGTCTTTTGCTTATTTAACTACTCCGCTTTCTTTTGCTTCATTTTTCATTTTTCCTGTTCCTCCATTCTGCTATTTTTTATAAATATGTTTTCCATATCCAAGAAGCAGATATGATAATGCGGGAAAGCATACAATGCCTGCCGCCATCAGTTTTCCTGTTCCATAATGTTTTGCCAGCTCATAAGCCATATAAATCCGGAGGATCAACGCAAAAATGCCGGCTCCTGCTGCAGCCAGAATCAATGACCGATTAAAATGCAACAGCCAGGATACCAGACTGCTGACCAGGTATAAAAGAAATTCTTTTTGTACACCTGCCAGCCGGAACGCAAGATATTCATTCAAAATCGGCACAAATGCCAGTTTTTTGTCAAAATATCCTGCTTTCTGGAACATCCGCATAAGTCCAATGGCACTTGCCAGATATAAACTTAATGTTTTCAGCATATGTATTACTCCTCCTCGCAGACACATTCCAACTTGTGTGTTTTGGAATTATAAAAGTATGCATGGTCTGACACTATGACTTCTGGATCATATCCCATCCCAGTTACCTCTTTCATTATTTTGTTTAATCCAATTCTTTCTTCAGTGGTCTGATCAATTGCTCCAGATATCAACATAACTTCCCATCTGCTTATCGGCATTACATAGTAATTTCCTCCAAGCCGATCAGATGCCATTTTCAAAAATCCCTGATTCAGCATGATATTTGCACCATACTCTTTTTGTAATGAGTATGCCAAATGTACCCTCGGAATAGGGAAATCCGGATCTACTTTTTTTCTTAACATCGCCATTGTACGAAATACTTCTGCTTCTTGAAGCATTCCTTTCGTACAGGAATTTTTATATGCCAACTCAAATGCTTCCTCTTCCGATACGTTAATCTGATCCAACAGCATTTTGCTTAATCCGATACTTAACAGCTCTTTTCCAACCGTAAATTCGTAATTACATAATACGGATAAATCCAGGAATTTCCGATAAATGCGTTGTTCCAAAAGCGCATGGTTATTTTTGGTCTGTACGAGGGTAAGAAATAGATGTTTCCCTATTTCCTCTTTCGACATTGTTTTTACCTTTTTTAACAATCTCATGATCTCCTCCCCATTTTTCATGCGCTCATAAAACAGGTTCGCTTTTTTTCTTAAAATCTGGCATAGATCTTCTCTGTGCTCCAGATATTCTTCATAAATATTTTCCAAATAAATAGTCGGAGAAATTTTTACCCCTGCTAAACTGATCCCGGTTAATCTCTGATTGTTCTTTACCACCGATTCCACTCTAAGCGTACTCTTTTGATAGCATTCTGGAAGGTATTCACAGAAATGTTCCAATACATAAATTTTTACTTCTTCAAGTGTCAATTCTTTCATTTTTTCTTATGTCCTTTCCATTTTTTCGTTATCACATGGCAGCGCCTCTGCAATAGGCAATTTATCCCTTTAAATAAAATGTAATTCCTGCCTTTGATAACTCCCGTAATAATTTTCGGGTCTCCTCTGTATTCTGCATCAGTTCCATAGCCATCCCGGCATGTGTCATCTCATGCCAGGTTCCCTGCTCATCGCAGAAATGTATGACGCAATCTGTTCCAATTAAAATGCCATGTTTCTGACACATCTGCACCAGTTCCAGCGCAGAAATAAATAACATGTCATGCTCTCCTTTCTCTTTTATTTTGCCTTTGATTACTGCAGGTAGAAATCCCTGCTCTTGTGACATAGGCTGCTGCCTATCTGTGAAGATTCTTGTAAAAAGAATGTGATAACTTATGCTTCTTATATACGCCGATTCCATTTTTTCGGAAACTAAAAAAAGTACCCACAGCTTTGTGAGTACCCTTTCGGTATGGATTTTTCCATATGTTATGACTTTAAGTAATTTACTTTATTCCCAATCAAATTCATCAATACTGTTTTTGATCTCCGCAGAAACAGAACTATCATTTTTCAAATCGCGCATAAGTTCAGCAAACATTTCACGCTTTGGATTTTCCGTATCATTATAGCAACGGTGCACCATCCAGATATTATGTGGAGTTGGATTTTTTCTTACCGACGAAATCAGTAATTCTTCATATCCATGTTTATAAAATTGCTCTACAAAATGAACCAGATCCCCCGGCATTCCAAAATCGACCAGTGGATTTGTACCTATGATTTCTAAAATCGGCTCCACTAATTCAAAAGGTTCTGGATATTGGTTGATAGCATCTATCAGATCATCTTCTATATAATATTCTTCATATGGTTTTGCTGCATTTTGCAATCCAGCAATTATCTGCTCTTTCGTCATAAATCCAACCTTCTCTAAAAATCTGCTTTTCTCTCTGGCGTCATAGCAACAAGGACTATTCCACTAATAAGCTTTTTGCCAAAATCTTACTTATTGTTTCATATTCTTGTCAGCATACAAATATATTTTATCCCAGAAAGCCTCATAATCATTGTTCAGTGCTAGTTTTGAATAACAGCTATCTATCCCATCTTGCGACATGTCACTTTCCAATTCAATCAAAACCTGTGCTTCCGTAGTCACCCCTATATCAGTCAGAGCATCGATAACATTTCTATAACTTTTAAACTCTAAACCATCCATAGCCAGCTCTGTGTCATAATCAATAACGGTTATGATATTCCTGATCCATGTTGGATAATTTGCTAATTCTTCTCTTACTTCTGGATACTCATAAATGTCCGCCATTTTCTGTACAAAATCTTCACCATTTGTAAATTCTGCCAATGCCTTATCTATAAAATTCATCTATGCTTGCCTTCTTCCATAAATCACAATCCAAACCTAATCCCACACAATTTCCAGACATTGATAATTCTCTGGAATTTCCGGTATACAGGAATAATACAAAGCAGGTTCTGATTCTGTTACTCCATCCGAACACAACCAGTCGCAATCCACAATATTTTCTAATTCATCAGCTTCCATGTCTGTACACACTATGACGGAATCCCCGACAAGGTTTAAACGTTCCATTCCGTCCTCTTCCACAATTTCTGTATCATCATGTAACGCAACACGCACCCATGCTACATTTGGCAGTTTCTCAATCTCTCGAAACTTTTTCCACATTTCATCCAGTGTTGGGCGGCCATTTTCCCACTGGTTTGGAGCAATCGAATCTTCTTCTGAATTTCCATCAAAAAATTCATCCAGCGTTAATAATGGAAACTTATCCCCATTTTCTTCTAATATTTTTTTGAATACCTCAAGTGCTATCATAAATACAACATCCCCTCTTTCAAATGATATTTCTATATGGCAGTTTTCCTACTTTATGCTTTTGTATCTCTTTCTCACATATTTCATGAAGCCTTTCACAATCACTTGACTCCTCGCGAATTTTTTCAAACCATCCTTCTACTCCTCTATCTTTATTTCTAAAAAAAGGATGATTTTTATCCTTTTGCACATTATTCCAAATATATTCAAGGATATCGTCAAGTATTTTCTTTTCTCCATACCAGCCACACACCAGTGCAATATCTTTATATTCTTCAAACGATTTTCTCTTTGGATTACTCAAAAAAAGTTTATATCCGTCTACAATTTTATCTAGTGGGACATCACCTTTAAGCGGGATCAACAATTTATTTTTTAACCTTTCTGCCGAAAACATATATCTTTCTTCATGTTTTTCTAACGCTATTGTTTCACTGGTACACTCTAATGATGTTGTAATGCTAGAATATTCTCCGCATAAATTATGTACATAAGCAACTGGTGTATAGTATGTATTTCTGACTACTTTTAAATAAATTCCTGTTATCAATGGTCCTAATCTGTTATCCATTTCAAGTAATTTTGTCTTTTTTAATTCTGGGAAAAGTTGCTGCCAGTCATCTGTTATCTTCTTTTTTGTTGCCACCGGTCCATTCCTCTCTTATTCCATATCTTACGATCCAATCCTCTTTATTTCTCAGCAGATAATATTTCTTTTAACTCATCAATCGTTTTATCCAAAATATCCGATGATATTGGATATTTTCCGGCTTCCCTATGCGCTATTGCTTCTTCCAGTCTTCTAAAAATTATCCATTGCATTTTGCAAATTATCTTTAAAAAACTTATAGAAATTATCAAAACGCTCCCGTATACCATCTTTATCATATTGACTCCATGATGAAATTTTTCCACTCACACTATCAATACAATAGTAAAATTCATCACAATCTTCTATAATGATATACTTCTCTGGCAAACCATTTTTTCTTTGTTCCAATGTTATTTCTACAAATTCTGGTTTCCCGTTCTTACAATACCCCATTATGTCGAACCAATATCCACCACAGCCATATTCTTTTAAAAACCATATAAAAGGATCTGGAATTTTTAAAGCTAACTTCTGTTCTGCCTGTGTTATTTCGGCATCTGTTGCTCTTTTTCCTAAAAAAGCATTTCCAAATATAGCCTGATTTTGTTGGATTATAAATTTTAATTCCTTTTGCTCTTTTGAATAACTTTCTTTGTGTGTTTCGTTCTTCTTTTTAAATTTTTCAAACAATCCCATACCTACATTATCTCCCTCTAACGTTTTTAATTTCTATAGCAGCAAAATCATCATTTTTATTTTCCAAATTTATAGCATTCAGGATACGATGTCTTCTGTATCAAAATATCTGCTTTTGATTCTGTAATCTGCTGCACTATAACACATGGCAGGGTATTTACCTGTTGGTAAAGAACACCCGTTGATATTGAAAGCGCAAATATCTTTTTCGTCTCTGCTAAAAATTTCAATTTTTCGTCTGGCAGTTTTGTGATATAAACATTTCCATACTCAGTATCGTCCTCCTCATCCATTTCACATCCATTTTCTACCCAGGACTTAAAGTTAAACCATTCTTCTGGTTCAGAGCTTCCTATTTCTGCAGCATCTAAAAATCCACACAGTACAGCTCCCTTTTCTGCTTTTATAATGAGTTCCCGATCGCCATTATCATTTCCTATGCTTATGTATCCGGGAGCATATTCTGCAAATTCATTACATTCACAACTTTCAACAATCCTTTGTGTATCGTATAATACACACAAATTCATAACCATCCCATTTGCATAACGTAAAAATTCTTTGTAGACTTTTGGCAGTTCCCCATTGATACGCTTCTCCGCAAAATCGATTTCTTCTTTGGTTACAGGATTATTTTTTTCTATATATTCCAAATTCTTTAGATTCATAAAAATACCCCATGCTTAATCTTTGATTTTCTTTTGTAATTTGTCTAAAAACCACAAACGCTTTATAATGTATACAGTTCTTTACTCATCTTTTTATACGATGCTTTCTCACAGAAAGATTTTCGTCTTCGGTTAATCATATCAATAACCATTTGTTGAGCAGATTCCTTTGAAGATAACTGACATTGAATGTTTTCAATACAGTAATTATAAAATTGTTCATGCCATTCAATATAATAATCCCCAGAATAAAAACTGTCCTTTAATCTTTGCAGATAATGTTCAAATACTTCCTTTCCTTCTTCAAAATCCCCTTTCATGAAACAGAGCATTGCCAGATGATATAACTCCCAGAATCGTCTATGTTCTGGCAGTTTCTCAACTTGCTCCTGCAAACAGGATTTTGCATATTCCATATCTGAAAATTTTCGATATTCGTCTATTTCCTTCAAAGCACTTTTTGCCAGTTTTTCTATGACAATCTGAAACGCCTCATCATCGTTTTTATATTCCACATAACCAACACCGGTACTAACATCACATCCATAGTTATATGATAGCATTTTGTTTAGGCTTTCTGTAGATTCCCATAAAAATGAGACTCCGGCATTCAAACTTGCCCCTTTAGAATAACCATTTGTTGCAAATTCAACGATAATGAAATAGTACCCATTATCATCTACCCAACTTCTTGAACTTCCTATTTGAAACAAATTTTCTGGCTCTAAAAATTCCTTAACAGTTGTTTTGATTATTTTATTATGTGGCAACATATAATGCCAGCTCCTTTACAATTCTACATTTTTATTTACCGATTTCTGCGGAATACAATTTAATTTTTTCACCATGAACTCAAATATTTCAGCCTCATATCCTGACGAATATAGCATTTGAAAATTATTGCACTGATGGATAATAATATACTTTTGTGTGTTTTCGAAAAAGTCAACCTTGAAATCTGCAGTCAATATTCCATTAAACGCAAGGCGTTTTACACCTTTTACTTTAATAAAATATTCACCACTTTTTTCATAAAAATCATAATCCAACGTATCATTTACATCATGTACTTTCAATTTTCGAACTATTTCATCTCGCGACAGTTCCGTCCGAAATATCAAATCCTGTCCCACATTTTTATATGTTCCATTAGAATATTTCACATATCTTTTCCAACGCATGACAATAATCAGTACGGAACAGACTGCCAATATACAAAAAAATATATAAAATACTGGAATCCTGTTCATCATGTTCCCTCGCTCTGTTTTACTAATTTTTCGCCATCTCTTTCCAATAGTTCTTCAACATTTCCAGTATTCTTTTGGCATCATCAATTTCCGTTTTCTGATTATATTCTCCCATTTCACTGAAAATTCCGGATTCACTTACAATCCCCAATAACCATTTCCCCAATAGATTCTTTTTATACTTGAAAACCAAACAATTTATACCGTCCTCATCTGCAAATGCATTTGTATATTCTATCTTCGTCGGTTTCTTTCCCAATTCACTTGGATCAGATAACCAATCTTCCAATTCTTCCATTGCATTTTTAATTGTTTTGTTCATAACCATACCTGCCTTGTCCCCCTTTTTCTGTTCTGGCCTTCTAATCTGGTTTTTGCATAGATCACATAAACGCTTCGGTTTTTTTAAGCTCCAAAAACTCTTTACCTGCCGCTGCTTGTTACTTTCATTTTACCATACTGCCTGCCTTTTTCCATCTATATTTTTGGCAAATATGGTGCATTGATTACTCTGATAAATATTCCTGGCTTTTGACATAAGTTGATATAATTATGTGTTTTTAGAAACAAAAAAGAGTACCCACATCTTTGTGAGTACACTCTCAATATAGCTTCTGCTTATTTACTTTGTGTTTTGATCACTGAATGTTTAGTTCACCGATCAGTTTTCTCCCATCTTCTGTCCGCTGCATTTTTACGGCATGATGATGAAACTGCACGATTTCTCCAACATCCACACTGATTCTATGATTCTCCCATTCGCTCTCCGGCTTTGGTGGCAACGGTTTTCCAAGAAGTGGTACAATGATTTTCGGATCTTCGCTTTGCTCCGAATGCCAAAATCCCGTAGTTTCATAGGTTGTATATACCTCAACCTCATCAATATGTATCCCAAGCACCCGTTCCAATGCGCAGACGTTAAAATAGCTGGCACGCGTTTTTTGCTTTATCTCATGCCACTTTTTATCATCAACTTTACTTTTCATTTCGATCAGATGCAAGATCCATTTTCCATCTTTTTTCTGGAGCAACACATGATCTACACTTCTTTGTAATTTCAGGGGACTTTCACGTTTAAGGAAATTACACTTCCCTTTGTGATCATAATCTTCACAGCATAAGTTATCTCCCTGAATGGTCACCTGCAGCTCGCTTCTGCCAGATTCGCTCTTTTCCTCCAAGCAGTAAGAATCATTTTCCGGAAGGAAAAAATCTTCTTCCAAAAACTTCTCAATTCCATATGCAATCCGTTCTTCTACCATTTATCAGTCCTCCTGAAATGCATACACTTCCTCTACAATCTTTTCGAGGGCATTATTGAATGTAGGCACAACGAATCCGTACTTTGTTGCTTCCAGCGCTTCTAAGTGTGTTTTTCCATTATTGTCTGGAACAAACTGATACATCTGAACATCTTCTCTGGAAAGCAGATCTTCTTTCCGGTATCCATATTCTTTCTGCAGTTCACTACTCCGCACATGGTTTTTCAATTTCATCATGTTATTGATATGCTGTAAAATCGTATCACTGTGCGTAGTGATCCATACCGGAATCCCAAGATTCATCATATTAATAAGCAATCGTGCCATTTTCTGCTGCAATTCTGGATGCAGATGTGCTTCCGGTTCTTCAATGATCATCGCATTAAAATTGATCCCGGATTTCAGCACCAACAGCAGCGGAGAAATCTCCGAAACAATGGAAGATGCCACATACAGTGGAAGCTCTTTCTCACTTCCCTCCGGTTGATATTTGATCACTGGCATCATATCTTTCTTTACGGACAGATTTCCCTTTGTCATCTGCTTTTCAATATATTCGATGATCTTTGCATACTTTTTGCTGTCTTTTTTATTGATTTCAAACTTTGTTATCAACTGCAAAAAATCTACATACGGAAGTGTCAGGGTACTTGTGTTATCCTGCAATTCCGGTGAAAAACTAATCTGCAGTGAATTTTCAATCAACTGGGCATACGTGAGCATAAATCCGGTTCTTGATGCCGGTAAGTAAATTGGTTCCCCATTCCGTCTGCCCTTTACGACCGGCGTATACCATGGTGCTGCAATTCCTTCCATTAATAAATTCCAGCAGATATAAGCATTCATACGGAGTAATTCTTCCCGGTTTGCCGCTTCCACTTCTGGGAATTTAATATATCCGCCTGTGACAGAATATCTGGATGCAGACGCATCCCAAACCATCTTGATCGGATGATTCCTCTCATAATGTGTGATCTTTAGTTTTTCAATCTCAACCTCATAGTTAAAAATTTTTTTTACCAGAGCTTTTTTCTGTGTACTCAGTAATTCATTAAACCAGGTTATATACAGGTCTATCGCATCATCCGTCAGTGCAGTTTCTGTGTTAAGATGTTCTTTTAACCAGCTTTCGCACTGCTTGTATGCCTTTGCTTCAGAGGGCTTCTTTGGGAAAATATCTTTACCTAAAGTCAATATTCCCCATAAAATACTCATCAAATAACTTTTTCCGCTATTGTTATCACCCACAAAACACATTAACGGTGCGATCGTAACATCTGCACTTTTTATTTTTGCAAAATTTTCAACGTGGAGTGTCCATTTTTTATCCATTCCCGTCTCCTCTCCCATCAGGTTGCTTTTTTGCTCTAGGATAACCCCTGTTTTCTGCCTGACATCTTTATCATTTAATACTACCATATGCCATCCCTTTTTTCAAATTATTCGCACATCATCATAGGGAAACTGCCGCTTCCACGAACAAACATTCATGGAGCGGCAGCTTCATTTTTCCCTATATGACAGTTTTTAGTTTTCTTTCATTATGCGCTACTTTCCGCATCCGGTTCCCATCCATAAGCCGGAATCCTAGATAGGAGTTTCTACGCTCCATACGGTTGCCAGATGCATACCATAGCGTTTCTTCGTTTCCAACGATCACCAGCTTTTTCCTGGCGCGCGTCATAGCAGTATACAGAAGGTTCTTCTGCCGCATGCGACCAAAGATCTTGGTGAATGGCAGGATCACGCAATCGTATTCGCTGCCCTGAGCTTTATGCACTGTCAATGCATACGCTAACTCCAGCATGGAAAATTCTTCTGACGTGTAAGTACGTTCCACGCCCGTCTCATACAAGATCGTCAGTTTCCGTTCCGTCTGGTTGATCTCTGTAATGTAACCAACATCTCCGTTGCTTACATCCTCTTCATTTTCCAGATGCATCACTTTATCCCCCTTGCGGAAACACCGGCTTCCAACCAGCAGTTCAACCGTTCCTGCCGTTTTCGGGTTCATAAGTTCCTGCAGCACCCGGTTTAGCTGGATACACCCAAGCTTTGTTTTACTTCGAAACGGTGTGAGCACCTGCATGGCTTTTGAGGAAATCCCCTGTTTTTGCAGAGCGCGGATCACCTGGAGCAGACCGTCCAGTGTATCCTCTTCCTGCCAGGTCTGGCAGAGCATACAGTCTGTGTTCCATAAAAACCTGCCCCGTCCGCGGTTGACACAGCTTGCATTGGTAAGAATCGCACTCCCCTGTTTCTGCCGGAAGGTTTTTGTTAGATAAGTAACCGGAAACACCTGGCTTCCGATCAGGTCAGCAAACACATTTCCTGCCTGTACACTGGGAAGCTGGTCACAATCTCCGATCAACACCAGCCGCGTCCCCTTATCCAATGCTTTCAGCAATGCATACAGTAACTGCATGCTCACCATGGAACACTCATCAACGATCACTAGGTCTGTACTTAGTTTTAATTCCTCTTCTTCCTCACGTTCCTGCTCCTCCTGACGGATCTCAAGCAAGTGGTGCATCGTGACTGCAACTTTTCCGGTACTCTCCGCCATTTTTCGGGCAGCACGCCCGGTAGGGGCACACAAGGTGAGTTTTCCTTCCGGATGCAGCATTTCTTCTGCACAGATCAGTACTTGTAAGAGACATGTCTTTCCAGTTCCCGGTCCACCAGTAATGATGCTCACTGTTTCTGTCAGCGCATATGAAACGGCGTTTCTCTGCTCCTTTGAGAGTGCCAATTTTTGCCGTTTTTCTGCTTCCACTAATGCTGCATCGATCTTATCTTTCGTTAATTTCTGCTTTTGTCCGTCCCATAAAAGTCTCAGCAGTTTTTCTGCTGACTCACTTTCTGCAAGGTACATCGGTTTCCGGTAAAGCACACCGCAGTCATAGATCAACGTCTGGTTTTTCACCAGGTACACAAGTCCTGCTTGCATGTATGGGAAAAACACTGACCGGTCACACCCCGGTGTCCGCAGGATATTCACTGCCTTTTCAAACAAGTCTTCCTTCTGCATAAATACATGTCCGTTTTGTTCATTCTGTTGCATGACAGCGGACAGAGCAAAACAGATCCGGTCACCATGGATCGGATCAAATCCTTCTCTTTGTTTTTGCACTGCATCAATCATGGCAAAGGTGATCCCTTCACACATGCAGAGCAGATATGGACGGCTTTGTAACACCGAAAGTGCATCTGGTATCCCGGAAAATTTCTGATAAACTTCTTTTGTTTTTCCGCTTGGAATCCGGTAGTCTGCCAAAAACTGTACATATTCCTGTAACTCCTGGCATTTTTTAAATGACGCAACGATCTTTTCCGCTTTTGTCTCCGAGATTCCCTGTACTGTAACTAACCGGACGGGATCACGCATGGCTTGAAATGTTTCTGCTCCAAACGTATCCACGATGCGGTCTGCCGTTGCACTTCCTATTTCGGCAATCCCGCTGCTCACCAGATACCGTTTCATCCCTTCCGATGTCGTCGGCAATACTTCTTCACAAAATGTAACCTGAAACTGCTTTCCATATTTCTTATGTTGGGAATATGTCCCATGCAGGACACATTCCCCTTCCGTACACAGCAGGGAACCAACGGCCGTCAGTTCTTCCCCGGATTCCGTCTCATAGACCACCACCTGGTAATCATCAAACTCACAGCGCACCTGCACGGGCACTGCCCGGATAGCCAGCTCCTGCATGACTCATTCCTCCTCGCCGCATACTGCAGTAATCGTCAATCCCTTTTTTGTTTCCAAGCCACAGACCGCTGACCGGATCTCTGTCCCAGTGATAGGATCTGCCGATCAGACCTGCCTTGGCAATTACTTTTTGCAGGGAATCCTGTGCTTCCTGGATCATCTGCCTTTTTCGTTCCTTATATCTGCAACTTCCATCCGGGCAGTAGGCTTCACGCCCGCCTGACTGTATGCAGGCAGCACACTTCTTGGCTTCATAGTCCCGCATGCAGGCTACCGGCATATACTTGTCCATGTCGTAGGCTTCATAGGCAATCTTATGATGATGCTGCTTTAGAAGCTCCTTCAATCCGCCAAGGACATTCACCCCCGGCACTCCGATCACACTGACACCGATATCCGAAAGCAGACAGTACGTTACATATGCTTTTAAAATACCCTCTGTGATGATGACAAACTCTGCATCCGGATCGCCATAAAAGCAGACCGGGGCTCCGGACGAAATTCCTGCCCTTTTGCCGGAACTGGATAACCAGATATACTTCTGCTTTTTCGGGTTACGCAGCCGGATCTGCATCCCGACCAAATATCCATCCTGCAGCACCGGACAAAAGTAGCCTTCTGCCCATACATTTAACTGCCAGTTACCTGCTGCATTTTTATAAAAACCTGGTACGTTTTCCAGCATACAACCTTCCCTCTTTAAAATCCGGCAGATGCCCACCGGATCAGATGGCACAGACCGAAACAATCCCGCCTCTATCTCTGCATCAGTAAGCATCCGGCGTTGCAGGTCCAATCGGTCTATCGTCTACAACGTCAGATGACGTAACAAGCTCCGGTAGGTATGGTCTAACACGTTCACCGGAGCTTTGGTCTTTTCTGTTTTTCTGTCTGTTTCTTCCACCCGTTTTTTTGGGGTGTGATCCCTGTGCCCTTTTTCAAGCGCATCCCTCAGATCTGCATATGCACGTTTATAACGATCGGCTCCGACATATCCGGCTTTCTGATCCAGATACAAATCCAGCATATTTCCATGCCTGCCGCAGGAAAAACACTGGAATACATTTTTTTCCTTTCCATCCTTTCTGATACAGATTGTATTTTTTCCTCGCCGGTCGCCGCAGTACGGACAGCAGATGGGAATGGAATCCCCACCTGTATCCTGTAATTTTTCAATTCCAAGGTAGTCTGCAACCTCGCTGATATTAAAACTCATGAAATCATATCCTTTCTGCATCTTAGTGAATGTGATACCCGATACCACGTTGTGTCAAAAACTGGCAGACTTCTTCCTGGTGTACCCTGTGCACCGTAAACGTACACAGTTCTGCCGCCTGTGTCTGCAAAATGGGTTGCTGCACTGACCGTTGGATCGGTGCATTCCCCCGCTGTACCGGTTGCTGCCGCTGCATCCCCTGCCGGATACCATATGCCGGTCGCGGCATTCCCTGTCCGGATGTGGCGGCTGCCCGCCCTCCTGACATTGTGCTTTCACCTGTCGGAATACCGGTCTGGTAACTCATCCCGGCTCTTTGTACCGGCATGGTCTGTGTCTGCCTTTGCATCTGCTTCTGCATACGAAGATAGGTCTGTTGCTCCAGCTCCTGTTGCTTTTGCTGCATCTGCTTCTGTGCCGCTTCCTGTTCTTCTTTCCGTACAGCCGCTTCCCGCTCTCTGGCATAAGATTCTGCCTGTTGCATTACCTGCCTGGTTTCTGCTTCCACGCGTGCCTGTGCTTTTGCTGCTTCTTCTGCAGCAATGCGTATCCGCTCCCGCTCAAGTGCTTCCGCTTCTGCCTTTTTCTTGGTTATATAGGTAATCGCATCCTGCAAGTTTAAGTCCACTTCATACAATTTTCGTGCCGCCTCAAAATCATCTTCACCCGCAAGCTGCCCTAAGAGCATTATATTTTTCTGGTAAGACTGGATCGCTTCTGTGATCGCCATCTTCCAGTTTTTTTGCTGCAGCTTTTGTTCAGCCATTTCTCGTCATAGATCTGTGTCCACAGATCATAGGTGATCCCTGCTTCTGCCACTGCCTCCTGGTAATATTTTGTGATCTCTGCCTCTCGCTCCTGCTTTTCGATACGCGCATATTCCTTGATTTTCCCATCCAGAGTATCGCAGGACTCCTTGATCATTGCCAGCAGCTCATCTGCCGCCATCTCAAATGCAGTATATGGTTCCAGGAACTGCTCCTTGACCACTCGTTTTCTCTCTTTCAGGGCATCACTCAGTTTGTTTAGAGTGGCACGCCCCTCTTTCATCTGTTTTATGGCATCGTCACCGGTATAATTGCTCAGATTATACTTCTGCAGTTTTTGGGCAAGCCACTGTTTCGTCTCTTCGAAATTGGTCTGGATTGCACCTGGGGTGATCTTTGCTACAATTTGTAACTGTTCCATTTTTTCTGTCCTCTCTTTCTTATTTTCTATAGATTTTCTACCTGCACCGTTTTCATCACATAATACAGTTTTGCATCTCCTTTGGAGATACGGATTCCGTCTCTATGTTCCGCGATCGCCGCACCGGAAAAATATATTTCCGACACCGTCCGGATCAGATGGAACCGGAATCTTGCTTCCGCTTCATCTGCCGTTGCCAGGATCACCCTGCTCCCATAGGATTCCGGTTTACTCCAAACCGTATAGATCATGTAATACTCTATGGTTTCCTCTTCCAGATCTTCCTCATAGGCCTTCGACCAGGTTTCCCACAAAAACAGATACAGGATCGCCGCGATAACAAATGCCACGATCCCTGCCATGAATACACACAGTGAGACATCCATTCCTTTTAGAATATCAACCATCTTCTTTTCCCCTTTCCATTGAAAATTGTAAAAACGGTTCCATCGGTATCTCAAACAGTTCACAGATCAGTTCGGCTTTTCCCTGCCGGTATTTTCCATATCCATGCTGTTTTCCGGTTACGTTGGTTCCGATTTCATACACTTCTGCTGCATATTTTTTATGTTTCTGCCAGAAGCTTTCCATTTTTAACACATTCGTTTCCATTGTTTAGCCAGCACTCCCTCCTGCTTCGACAGATGCCGCTGTAATTTCAGGAACATCCGTTCCCGCTCAATACCACTGTGGATCTCCTTCCATAAAGCCATCCTATCCCCCTGCTTCGCATACAGCTTCTGACAGGATAGTTGCTGACACCGGGCATTACACGCCAACGCTTCATTCACAATCTCCAAAAGATTCAGACAGCGTGAAAAACAGGCATCTTCTCCCGGACGGATCACAAAAAATCCATTAACCCGTATCGAAAGTTTATATCCCTGTCCCAGTAAAAACTGCAGCAATACAGACCATTCATTTTCAAAAAAGCCCAGGCTTGGCTCCAGCATCTGTGCATGTGTTTGTAATGCTTTCATGTTCTAATCCTTCCTCTGCCTTCTGCACGTTATATTCTCCGACCAGACGGTCGATGGTCTCTCTCCATAAAAAAAATTCCAGTTCGATCCGTCTAAAATGTTCCTTCCGGTAGATCATCTGGCAGATTTTCTCCTCTTCCTGTGTGGTCAGGCTTAAAAATTGCCTCATAAACCACTGATATTTCTGCTCATCTTTCAACTTAGGCAGGTGATATTCGGAAAGCATCCGTTTTTGTATGACCTTAATCCGCTGCCGGATCTGCTGCCATAACTGTGCATATGCTCTGGCGTACCTTTGATCCCATTCAAGATTTGGAACAAGCTCCCGGTTTTTGTTCAGGATATAAATCTCATCCTGCAATTTCTGGAAACGCTGCCGCAGATCCATACTCTTGACACAGTCCTGAAAAACCGCATAATCCATGGCATCCCCTCCTTTCTCTATGTTAGTTTCATTTATCAAATAAACAGGATTGCTCCCGATTGTAATTGGATTCCGAGCGCAGACAACGCTCCACATGATAAGAAATAGTTCTCGCTATTTTTTAGACGTTCTGTATATACAGAATAGATGACCTCTATTAATAGAAATACGTCAGTTCTTCTTTTTCGGAAACTTAAAACATCCCCTGGCAAAATGCCGGAGGATGTTTCATTCCGTTAGATGATATGTTTTTTTCTCAAAATCTCTTTGATTGCGATGATTCGCTTGCAGATATACTGCTTGGATACTCCTACGCTTTCCGCAATCTCCGAGCGTGTCATGTCATTGTCGGCATACTCAAAAACATAATCAATGATCTGCCGGTCGGTCTCATTCTGAAGCACCTCAATGACCATATTTTCAAATTCACGATTCATCACTTCCTGACACACTTCGGATTCCAGATCATAATCGTATTTTAACTGTTCTGTCCACTTTTCATCGTCATTTCGTGGATGATCCAGAGATTTGATTCTTGCTCTTTGCAATGCTTCCAGCAGATTTCTGGTTACATTTTCGCTTTCCCCGATTATTTCCGCAAGTTCCGCGATCGTAGGTCGCCTTCCATGAAGCAGCTCATAGTCCATGCAGGCACTCTGCAACTGTTGGGTTTTTTTCACGATCCTGGAAGATCGTTTGATCGTTCCATCTTCCGATAGATATCTGGAAACATATTTTCTCACCCAGATGGTTAAGTAAGTCGTAAAACTCGCATTTTTTGTGATATCGAATCGCATGATTGCCTCATACAATCCAAGCATTCCTTCCTGCACGCAATCTTCAATTTCCCCTTCCATATAATCCTTGAAACTGTAATAATGCGAAGCAATGTAGAATACATACTTCATATAAGCCAGGTATAAAATATTTCTGGCATCTACATTTCCCGCCTGGGCTTCCGAAACCAAAAGATAGGTATCTTCTTTCGGACTAATATCCGGCACCTGCAATGCCCATAGTGCATAGTCACGTATTTCTCTCTTATGTTGAAAAATAGAGTTCACTTTTTTATTCCCTGCCATTTTTCTCCCTTCCTTCCTTGCGAAACGAATAGAGTTATGATTCTTTTGTTACGAAATCTCTGCTAAAAAATCTGTCTCCATCTTTCGTCTGTCATTCTCATACTGTCGTGTAAAGATCCGCTCTTCCCGGAAAAATTCTGCATGCATTTGTTTTGTAAGTTTGGAAATCTCGCCTAAAAAGTTTTCTGTATAATATTTGCTTTTCACTTCTGGCAGATGATAATCCCATAAGATATGGCTCAATAGTGCTAACGGGATTCCCGTAATATGTGAGACCAGATCCATACTGAAATTCCGGTCAACATATAATTCCGCGATTTCCCGAATAGACCATTTTTCTTTTAATCGGTACATTACTTTTCTATACGGATTCGCCATTTTTACTCCTTTTCATACTAAATCATAAAATCATTTCTAGTCATTTGAGATTATGATAACCATACCAGGCAAACATCACCGGTAACTTCAGTTTGTCTGCTGCACGCCGCATACTTACTGTAATATAGCTGGTAGTTATGCCAAGTTTTTTCGCTGTTTCTGCTTTTGAAATCCCTCGCACCTCATTACAGATTGCAAGGATTCCATACTGTATCGTTTTTGGAGCATCCATATATACCTTCATCATCTCCTTTTCTACTTCCAGATAGTCCACCGCAAACTCCGCTGCACGTAATTCACTTTCTACATCCTGTCTACATGACAACTGTTCCTCTAATTTATTGCTTCCATATTCCTGGTATATATTCCGGTTTTTCCGAAAAATACTCATCAAACGATGCCTGATTCTGCTATAAGCGTAATTATGGAGACTTTTTCCTTTTGTGTGATCATACGAATCTACAGACTGTAAGTATTCAATATACGCCTCCTGATAAAAATCTTCTATATCCATATATTTCGCAAATATTGCACTTTTACGAACAATACTTCTGGTCATATATCGGATTTCTTCCATGTTTGCCAATAATTCTTTTTCTGCATTCTTACCTAACATGTTCCGCATCTCCTTTCTAACAAAGATTTCAGAATCTGTTGTACCAGTCGGCAATAATAAATCCCTGAGCTTGCAATGTGTAACTGGTCTCTCTGCAGACCCATCCGGTCTTCCAGGTAACGATAGACGCTATGCTGATCCATACCGCTCTCCACCACTTTTTTGATAACCCTGTGAGCTTCAATCCGCTCATGTCGTAGTTGTGCATCGGCAAGTGTTCCCGCTGGTTTCGTGCTACCTTTGATTGTGCTTACATAAGAATCGCACTGTGGAAATCTTGCGCATGCCCACGCATACCTTTCCGGATGAGTTGCGTCCTTCCCATAGATATCATAAAAATGAACTAATTTTGCTTTACTGCCACAATAAGGACATTTGATTTCTTTTTTTCTCATGTTTTACCTCCTTCACCTCTGCTTTTTTGCCCTCTTCCCGAAAAAAATCCAACAAAAAAAAGGACTGATTCATTTCCCTGTATTTTTACCAAGAAAATTTATCAATCCTTATCTTTGAATCTATTCTACCTAATTTGGGTTGTGTCTTGTCAATAGATTACTTCGTTATTTTCAAGAAATTAATTTTTCTGGATTGTAGCAATATGGCATCTTTCGTTCATTTTTATCGGATCAGATTTCTCTGATTCCTTAGTGCTATATATACGTCACTTTGTATTTTGCGTCAACTTAACTACAAGATGTAGATACATTCACATTTCACACCTGTATTCTTTTAATCAAGATACATCATATATATCAATTTATGGCAACAAAAAAAGAAGATGGCAAACACATCGGTTCCATCTTCTTTATATACTATCTATTATTAATCATACATATCATCGATAAAAAGATCTTTATTTTTCATACTAATATGCTTTGTGATACAAGCATTCATTTCATTCCTTAATTGTTCTATTGTTCTATGTGTATAGAATTTTTCTGTAACATCATCTATTTCATGTCCCACAATCAATTTCAGAATGTACTGATCCATTTTATTAGACTTTCCAATCGTAATAAATGTATGACGACATTCGTGCGGGGTATGTGTCATTTTATTTCTTTCCATTACTTTATTAAATCTACCCCTATATTTATCATAGGTCATTTCCATTCCAGTTTGACTTGTTTCATCATTGAACAAATATTCAGAATGAAGTTTCATTGCTTCATCATACCTTTTTCTAATAAGTGGTTCTATTAGCGGATGTATTGGAACAATTCTATTTCTTCCTGCATCTGATTTTAAACCACCAGACATAATTCCTTTTTCAAGATCAATATCTGCTACTTGTAATATTGCTAATTCTTGCGGTCTCCACCCTGAATATATCTGAATCAATACCATATCCGTAAATCCAAATTCAATATTATCCCATAAAATATCAATTTCTTCATTTGAAAACGGTATTTTAAGTCTTTTATTCTTTTCTTTTTCCTCTAGTATTTCAGCATCAATCTTATAATTTCTCGCATAGTTTGTAAAAACCACCTCATGCGCCATTGCATAATCAAACATCAGATTGAACATAGATTTCATTCTGGATTTCGTTCCGGCTGAAGCCATTCTCTTCTTTCCTTTATCTTTTCCCTTATCTTGAATAATATATCCATCATCCATACAACCAGACAAATGATATACCCGAATATCCTTCATTCTCATATTATACAAAGAAGAACAATACTTATATGCCGCTTTTACCGTTCTAATAGCAGCTGGAGTGATTTTTTTAAAATATTCTTCCGTCCATTTTTCGTAACATTCAGCAAACGTAATCTTGTCAGCATCTAAATCATATGGGTTCTCATTATATGCAGCAAGCGCCTGTAATGCTTTTTGTTTTGTTTCATAATATCCAAGCGTCTTATACTTTTGAACTTGTTTATCTTCCACCAGATCATAAACAAATCCGTCTGTAATTCTAGCCCTCCATGGTTTTCGCCTTTTTCCTTTCAATTTGTGCACACTGCCGTATCCATTAGGTAATTTCATCGTAATCCATCCTTCCGCTTTTCAAATGAAAACTACTGTCCATTTGTGTATTATTTGTGTATTACGCATTGTGTATTACCTGTGTATTACGTGTGTATTATATACAAAAATTGAGGGCTTGTCAAAACGAACCAAGCCCTCAAAAAGTCAGTATTTATGCGGTTTTCTTAGAACTTACCAGCCTTAGCAGCTTCCTCTACGGAAACAGTAATGCACGTATTTATCGCATCCGCTGGCATTTTTGTTGCCTGTATGTTTCCTATTCATCAATTTTTATACCTATTCAGCACTTCTCACGGCTTATTTAGCATTCCTCTCCGGCATACACGAAACCTGTCTCTTCCCAAAACTTCATCGGGGAAATGTAGTAATCGTACTGGCTGCTCCCTTCTTTCTTAAAAGCAACTCCGAATTTCAGAAACCCAAGGATAATTCCCTGGCGTATAAACTGCTGATCCTTTTTCATTACTCTTGCCGCTACTGCCACAGGTACATTTTCACCAGTGAACTCCGGTACTTCCAAATATACTTTACTCTTATCCATTTGTCAACTAACTCCTTTCTTTCTGTGCTGCAGTCAGAGCGCTCACAATATTCTCTGCCTTCTTTGGCCCGATGCCCTTCACGCCCAGGATAACTTCTCTCACTTCATCCTCAGTCAAGCCTTCCGCATCTTTCATGCCGTCCGCATGGCCCGCCTTGTATAAATTCTTGCAGAACGCATCCATCTGCTGATGGTCCATTCTCTTAACATCCTTATATGTCTTTCTGTTCAATGTGTACTGCTTCATCCTTCGCCCTCCTATACAAACGGTAGCTCGCTGTCGTCTCCTGCAGGCATAAATCCATCATTCCCCGACTGTGGCGCCGGTGCAGGCTGTGTGTTATAGCCTCCTGCGTTACTACTCTCTGTGTTTTTACTCTCAGCGAACTCCTGGTCCTCCGCAACAATGTCGGTCGTATATACTCGCTGACCGTCCTTATTGGCATAGCTGCCGGTCTGTATTCTTCCGGTCAGTACAATCTTCGTTCCCTTATGCAAATATCTCTCAGCAAATTCAGCCGCCTTACCAAACGCAACGCACGCAATGAAATCTGCTGAGTTCTCATGGTTTCTTCCTCTTCTATCTACTGCCAGGGTGTAGCGAGCTACTGCTGTAGCCTGCTCTCCCTGGGAATATCTAACCTCCGGATCACGTGTAAGGCGACCCATTAAAATTACCTTATTCATCTACTTTTCCTCCTCTCCTTGCGCAATCAGCTGACCTTCAATATTGTAATCGTACCCCAAAACTTCTGTGCCATTGATATAATTGCAAAACGCCTGGCACTCTTCCTCCGTCGTGAAGAATACTTTTCTCAATTCTTCTACCTCTATTTCTTTGAAATCCTTATTGTGATCCACTACTACCTTCGCATATTCGGTACGTGGGCCTCCAACAAAATACTCTTCTTCTCCGTCTCCTTTCGCCCTGTACCACGCCATGAACTCTCTATTTCTCTCGCTTAATTCGTATAGCACATTCTCTTTTGGGTAATACACCTTCTTACTCACTCTGCAGCTGCACTCGTCGTCCACGGTTTTCCCGGACGGCAATGCTACCTGGATTCTTCTGTTTTTGTCGCACTTATCGCATTTCTTTTTATACCGATAGTCCCAGCTTACCGCCCAAAGAGTAACTTTGAAATGTTCCATTAACTCTTTCAACCTGGCTTGCTTGGCTTTGCTTTCTGCATTCCGTATCGCCCTGTCGCACTCATCTTTCTTTCTCTCAAAGTCTTTCTTCACTGACTCGAAGTTTCTCTTAATACCCTGCAGTTCCTTATTCTCTTTACGCAGTTTCTCGATTTCATCGTTGATTTCCTTTTTTACCGATTCTCTAAGCTCATTCTTTAACTCTTCGATTTTCTCGTCAAATTCGCCTGGCTCAAAATAGTCTCCATCATCCCAGTAACACATGATTTCTTACCTCCTCCGCTTTTTCTATTTTCAACACATAGTATAATTTGCCGGGTTCCGCACCCCACTCCGGCTTGCCTTTTCCAAATTGCAGGGTGCATTTGCAAACAACTTCCGGCGAATCCTTCGAGTACCCATTTCTGAATACTACTAGTACCGGCCACGGCTTCCGGATTTCTTCCGGTGCTGCCTCTCCATATACCATCTGTCCGCCTACCAGGAGAAAACCGAACGCATTCATAAACCGGCTGTCGTAATACGGCTTGATTTCTCTGTACTCCTCTTTCTTTTCTCCGGAGACAATCATATCGAACCACTTCTTTTTTATTGGCAGTGTCAGCATCGCCCTCCACCCTCTTTCTCTTTCAGATATTTTTCGCATTTCCGGTATATTTCCGAATTGAACTCTTTCCTCTCGTGTTCGTAGGAACTGTACTCTGCCGGACTGCATCCAGCAATCTGCGGCATTTTCATCATTGTTATTTTGGCATCTTTTCTCAGTGCCACAATATAGCCTGCATACATTCCCTTCTGACTGTTCAAGTTCTGAATCTTAATTCTTTCCTTGACTGCCTCTGACTCTGTAAATCTCTTCGCTTGATAAACCTCGCACCGCTCATTTTTGCAATCAAACAGGCATCCGTGCCTGCCCCTTGGTCCATCGAAGAACCCTGCCACGTATTTCGTAGGTTCTTTGCAGGGATTGCATTTTGCATTCACCACCATACGTCAGTCCTCCCTTGGTTTATCTAGCAATTCCGTATGTTTCAATAAGCACTTCTTGCATCCGCTCTCTCTGAAACCATACTGGCATTTAACTTCAACCGGGATTGGGCAGAAATGACACTCTTTGAGGATGTATTCTGCCAGCTCGTTTTCTCTCTTCCTTTCGGCAATAATTTTGGCATTCGCCGAATCCAGTCTGTTATCTACGTGGCCGATAAAATCAGCCATCATTCTCATGGTTTCCTTGCAAAACTCTTCGTTGATTTTATATTCTTCCGGCGTGAAGTCATGCAAGAACAGGTCTATCCTTCTCTTTAATTCGTTTTTGTTTTTAATGTCCATCGCTCAACACCTTCTTTCTATCTCGTGCTGCAGACCGGAACATCATCAACAGCATTTCTGATACTGGCCTGCTTCTATCTTTCCTCTTTGCCTTCTTGATTGCTTTGAGGTCGTACCACTCGCCCTGGTAGTTCGTTCCATCCGGAACATACACGCCTACCTGGTATGGAATTTCTTTCTTGATCTGCTCGTACACTTCTTCCGGCATCACATAGTAATTGTAGTCTCCCAGGAAGTTGTGACCGTTCTTCGAGTGAAAATCCTCTACCGAGGACTTAACCTCGTAGCAGTAGAAGTCTCCCTTCTCTATGCCGGACACTGTATTGTTTACCGGCTTGAATTTCATAAAATCCACCCGCACTGCATCCATGGTGGCGTAGTCGAAAGTCACTTCCCTGGCCCAATAAATTCTCGGATCATTGTTCGGGCAGATGTGCCGCTGGATTGAGAGCGACAACATCGCCGTGATTTCCGGTCTGCTATTCATCTTCCTGCACCTCCTCTGTTGGTATTCCTGCGTAATTCAACGCCTGCTCATATGTCATGCCGTGATTTTTTATCTGCAGGCAGCCCTCGCACATTCTCCTGTGCTTATCGTTATCAGATGTTCTCAACCGCTGCAATCTATTCGGCACAGGCTCTAGGTGACACCCGAAGCCACACACGCAACATCCGGTTCTCTGTTCTCCTGTAAAGTACCAGTTGCCTTTCTTGTCCTGGTATGGCGTTCCATACACGCTGCAGATCGGAATGCGCTGCTCCACCGCATACTGGATAACCTCATTCTTCGGCCAAAATCCCATAGGTTGGCTCTTTATTGTGTGACCGTCGTACACATTACATCCCGTGTGGTTGTACTGGTTCTCTCTTCTGAAACTCTCGTCCTGCGTTATACCGATAAATGGTTGTCTGCCTGTCTCCTTGACATACCTCTTGAACGGTTCTTTTTTTAGTGCCTCGCAGCAATACTCCGAAATATCTGCAGGCATCTGTTCCGTGTCCGTCAAATACTGCCACTTCTTCGCCAGCATTCCGAATTTTCCTCTCTTATCTCCGTTGAGCAAGTAGTTTCTGTATTTCTCGCTGAGCTTTCCATGTCTCAGTTTTCTAATCTTTCCTGCTGTATCTTTGCTTGTAATCGGAAATCCTTTGTTTTCACACACCCACTTAAAACTATGCTTCGGCCGGATCACTACCAACTCAATATCGAGTTCCGGGAACTGTTCTTTGAGCCATTCCGTATATGTCTTAACAAACTCTCTGATTTCCGGAAATTCCGTCCCGGTGTCCGCAAACACCAAGGGAATTTTACCGGTCAATTTATACTTTCTGTACGCCTGGCACACTATGTACGCCAAGACTGTACTATCCAGTCCGCCGCTGAATGATATGTAAACCTCTCCGTACCAATAATTCCACCACTGATATACTCTTACCATAGAGAATGACGGCTTCATTTCATACGGCTGGTACTTCATGCTCTTGAAGCTATCCTTTGGAAACTTCAAATCTTCTTCTAACAAATACACCTATTTCGCACCTTCTTTTTTCACATATAATTCGTTGGTCCCTTCAACAGCACTCTTCTCTTCATCGTTCGGGTACTGGAAACCATATAATTCCAGGACCTTGTAAAATGCTTTTACCTTTTTGCCTTTCCCGGTACTGTACGTGTAATTCCACTCTACCAGGTCTGCATCCGCAACCATTGCCGATACCATGCAAAGCAGTTTGTGAAGTACACTGAGTCCTTCCATTTTCTTCTCTGCTGCATCCGCTTCATCCTTCTGTGCTTCGTAGCACTTGCACCCTAAGAAGAACTCCTTCAATTTGTTATGCCCTGTGAATGTTTCCCAGTCCATCATCTGCTCGAACAGCTCTGCCTCAATCTTGCTTTCATCTGTCACCTTCGGGATTCTTCCGGATAAAATGCCTTCGATGAACGCCTTTCTCGTATTGGCAGCCTCTTTCAGAATTGCCTTGATCTGCTTCTTGTTACGCATATTCTGCTTTTTGGCTTCCTCTTCCGGCGTAAGCACCTTCTTTTCCTTCTTTTTCTTACGGATCACGTACAATGTTCCATATCTTTCCAGGTAGAACATCGGCTCGCCATTGTCCTCGAACTTCATTGCCTTAGGCGGCTCCTTGTCGAGGCTGTAGTCCTTCATGCGTTCCCACTTATCCGTGTAAAACTCACTGTCCGCTTCCTTCGGAGCTTTCTTTAATCCCAGTTTCTTCATCATTGCCACGTACAACTTCATGTTTTCCTGGCGTTTCTGCTCCTTCTGAGCGTTGATTGCTCTTCTTGCCAAATCTCTCGAATCTGTGGAATCCTTCAAAATCTTGTCCCTGGTCTTTACGTCCTTGATCTTTTCCAGCTCGTACAAATCCGTAAGCGACAGCTGGTAGCCGTCCTGTCTCTCTTTCTCCATCAGCGTCTTGGAATCCAGTTTTGCGATATTCAAGCGGTGTCTGATTGTTTTCTTGCTAAAGCCGGTCTTTTCAGCGATTGTGTCCTCTGTTTCTCCCAAGTCAAGCATCATCTGAAATCCCTGGGCCTGTTCCCAAATCGTCAGATCATTACGCTGCATATTTTCTTCCAGCATCGTTGACATCTGCTCTTTGTCTGTCATGCCTTCTACAACCCTGCAGGGTGCCTCTGTAACGCCTGCCAGCTTAGCCGCCGCACTTCGTCTGTGACCGATGATTGTGATGTATTCTCCCGGTTCTCCTTCTTTCGGAATTACCGTCAAATTCTGCATAATTCCATTCTTCTTAATGGACTCTGCCAGCTCTGTCAAATCTCCGAGATCTTTTCTCGGATTGTCCGGGTGTGGGTGGATATGCTCCAATCCAATAGTTACGATTCCTTTAACTTCCATTGCCTGTCCTCCTTAATCTCTTAGCCAATACCGCATATTGCGAATTTTATATTTTCCAACGCTCACATTTGCGAGCTTTTATGGTAAAAAAATTTACCCTGCTTCCTTCTGCAACAATCTCAGAAGCGGATGCCATGGTCTTGTGCCTCGAATACGGCCGATAATCTTCTTGATATTGCACTCTGCTTTGTCGATTTTCACGTACCCTTCATACTTTCCCTGGTTTCTTTCCGTAACCGGTCTGTCGTGGAATCCGTCCGTAATCATAAATCTGTCCTTCGCATCTGTCTCGTCCTTGAAAGCTACATAGTGCTTATTGCCATGTGCGTAGTACCCGACAATTACCATATCTCCTACCTCCCTTCGTATCTGTCGTGAATAGCAATCGGGTAGCTGATCCCGGTAATCTGTTTGAATCTGCTGTCCGATGTGTAAAGAATATTGCCGCCTGCCATATACCAACGTTTCCGGCAGTATGCAGGCTTACAGTCAACGTACTCCTGGCCCATAACCTCACGCTTTTCGATATACACGCACTGTCTGATGTCGTCCGGTTCAAAAGGACCTTTCTGTGCATCCAGGATATACAGCTCTCTTGCGTAGGAAGATATGCCGTTATTCGTGCAATCTCCCAAACTGCTACGGTACACCTCTGCGGTCAGACAACTTTCAATCTTATAGTTACTCTTCATCCAGTCAATCACTTCGTCCGGATATTTGCATCCGCTCCATAACTCGCCCATAAATACCAGCTCGTTGTCAAACTCCTGCACCATATATGTATCATCGTCCAGCTTTACTGCCTGCAACTGAATGTACTCCTTCGTTCTTTCGTCGCACGCAACTCTCTTCACGCATCCGTCAACCTTACCATATCCTCTGATCTTGTGTGTTTCGATATAGCGATCCAGTTTCTTTTCTGCAAACCCTGCAGGAATATCCTCTTCATTTACTGCTACGTCTCCGCTTTCCAAAACAGCGTACTTATTTGAGATTTCGCACCATGTTCCTTCGAGGTGTAACACAAATCCTTCTTTCTCAATTCTCATGTTCTTCTGCCTCCTTTGCTGCTCTTACTTCTGCAATTCTCACATAGTCCGGAATGTGAAAACCATTTATGATATTCACCGCCTGCAGCTCTGTCAGATTACACCTGGTCTGCAGTTCTTCCCGCAACTTTCTTCTTTCTCCAATGTCCTGCAGTCCGTTTGACGGCAGGAGCAACGCCCTGTCTCTGTATTCATTTGCTATGGCTCTTGTTAGAACTTCCACTAACTCACCCTTTCCACGTAGTCTACGCATCCAGGATCAACCTTTTCTTCCTTGCAGAACTCCGACCAACACTCCTGCAGTTCTTCGAGATTTTGAACATTAAACTGTGTCTCGTCTCCATCGTTGAAGCCGATATTATAGGTTCCTCTTCCGGATGTAACTACTCCTTTGCTCGCCTCTCTAATCGTCATACTACGTCACCTGCCTTTCTTAATGCACACTTGGTACATACCGCACCGTCAAGGTGTGATGCCTTAACAACCCCTGCATCCTCCGGTCTCTGCCAGCAGAGTGTCCCGCATTCCGGGCAACGTACCTTTTTCCAACCAGGTTTTCCCTCCGGTCCGTTTATTACCAGTGGCATGCACAACCAGCCACCTCGATCTGTAGCCTTTCTCGGTTCTAACTTCATGTTCACTCTGCCGCCTCCATTTCTTCCAGCTCTCTGATAACTCTCTTTACCGCATATTTTCCATTATTGTTGAGCTGTCTCTGCCATGCACCTACCGACGGTGCCCATCTGAACCCATTGCTTTTCAGAATATCTCTTACCTCCGGTTCCGGCTTTCCTTCAAAGAACAGCTGGATTCTCATAGCCTCCACATTCTCCTTGACCTTGAAAAACTTATTCTCGCTCTCCTGTGTTCCCTGGGACTTCGTTTTCTGCAGGCTCTTGATTCTTCCTTCCAATCTTCGGATATTGGCGTTGTTGTTCGCCAGCATATAGTCCGGAAAACCGATTCTTCCGCAGAAGTCCGGTTCTCTCAGCTGGGCGATCTGTTCGTCTGTATATCCCATGTCATGCAGCGTTGCATCGCCTTTTTCTTTGTCCTTCATACGGATTGCTTTGTTGGCCTGCTTCATTCTCTCCTGGTCCTCTCTCAATCCGTCAACCTTATCCTGCAGCTTCTCGATTGCGTTCTCATCGTCAGACTTGATAACGTCCTTGCCATAAAAAATTGCCTCAATCTTTCCAAGGATTGCCTCAACCTCTTTATAGTCCTCATGGTTCTTATTCCATGCCGCTACCTGCTTTTCCTTCTTTTTGACCGGGAAGTTTCCTGCTCCGGAAATCATTACCGACGGACACATCATGCCGATCTGAATATCCTTGTTGATGTTCTGAGCCAGTCGTCTTGAATATCTCTCGCAGAGCTTCGACACTCTTTCTTCTTCGGTCGGTCTTGCCTCGATTACCTTCTCTGCCAGCTCGTATGCCTTATCGACCTGTGCCTTGTAACCAGCAGTCTTGCTCCCGGTCTTATACTCGCTGAATGACATCATATCGTTTGCCGTTTTTGCTCCGGCCTCATTGATGCTGAAATACACTCTTTCCATTACGCCACCTCCAAATACTCACCGATTTTCTCAATGTCCAGCTTTACTACCGGATATGTGCAGTAACCGCTTCTTACCATTCTGCCGGTAGCCTGCCCGAAACCGTGTTGCTTGATAAGTTCCATCGCCCAAGGGCAATTATTCGTGTCGATCACTGCCTCGTCCTCTGCAAGTCCGCTTCCTGCAATGCATGCCGTGATTCTTGCGATAGGTCCGTCCTCGTTGTTCCATATCTCGATTGCTCTGCTGTTATCTGCCTGGTATCTTGCCACCTGCAGGAAGCAATCTTTATACACCGCCCACTCTGTCCTAACCTCTAATAATGCCATATTACTTCGTCTCCTTTCCTGTGATGATATCGAATGCCTCTTTGAGAATTGCCAGTTTTCTTTCTGCCTCGGTCGCTCTCTTGAGTAATTCCTCAATTTCTCCCGCAGCCTTATTTCTCATCAATCCCATCTGAGCATTCATGCTATTAAGAGCCAGTCCATCATCTGAAATCTGCTTTTTAAGTTCATTAATCTTGGTGCAATACTGAGCATCCATTCTGTCGTAGTCATTCTTCTCTTTTGCAAGCTCTTCCTCGAGTTCCTCGATTCTTCTCGCACGGAGTCTCATCAGTCTCTGAATGCCACCTTGCTTTTTCCATGTCTTGCAGAACTCGTCTTTGTCGATGTCGCATCCCATGTACTCTGCTTCAATTTCTCTGTATTCTGCCTCAGTCGGCTCAAACCCTGTTCTCTCGATAAACTCTGATTTCATCATATCTGTTGTCCTCCTACGCCATCTCTAAAATTCTCTCTACGTCTGATCTTCTCTGACGCATCATCAACATTGCTGTCACTTTGTCAATCTGACCGGAAGTGAGGCTTACGATGAAATCTGCCACCTGGTTGTGCATCTTATACACTTTCTGGTACAATCTGTCTGCCTCAGCCTCGTAGCTGTTTGACTTTTCCATATCCAGGTGTTCTTCTTCCATCCAATACTCTGACTGGTTCTCGGCTTCTTCCATTTCAGCCTCTAAAGCTCTTAACTTCTTCAATACTTCCTTCATACAAATACGCTCCTTTCAAATTTGCGAACTGTGTTTCACGTGAAACACTCATTTGCGAGTTGTGCAGGTAAAAAAATTTACCTAGAACATTTTTTTCATTTCCTCAGCCTTCTCTTCGAGGCCGTTGCTTTCAAGAATCCAAAGGTCAAATCGAACTGCCTCGTCGGTAAGTTCGCAACCGCAGTCACTCAGACTGTAAAGCTCGTCGATGATTTCACCCACCATCCAGTTATTTCCTGCGGCTACCATAGCTGTTGCAATGCTCTGAACTTTTGCCTGGCAAAATCTCCATTCATCTGAATACAGGTCGCATTTCTCTCTTTCTTCCAGTGCTTCTCTATAATCTTCTCTGTTATACATAACCACTACCTCCGTGTGTTTTATTTGTTGTTTGATTATGTATATATTATACTTCGCAACTGCGTATTTGTCAATAGGTTTACTTCTAATTTGCGTATTTTATTAAAGTTTTTTTACGACAATCTCGTAACCTAGAGCTGTTACCATCTTTGAGAAGCTATCGTATCTCATGCTCTTAGCGTTTCGGTTGAGAGACTGGCTGATGTTCTGTCTCGTAATCCCCATTCTGTCCGCTAAATCCTGCTGGGTCATTTTCTCTTCGTCCAGGATGCAGCGGATCGTCTCCTCTGCATTCGCCGCTTTAATCTCCATCTATTTTCTCCTTTTCTTCTGTCTGACTGTTACTCTTGCCTTTGCAACCAGCACGCCGGTCTTTGTTCTTTCCGGATCAGCGAACCTTAACCGACTTCTGTTCATTTCCAGGTTTTCTTCATTGTCTATCAGTACCAGGTTCTCTATGTTACAGTTGTCCTTGTTGCCGTCCAGGAACGATACCATCTTGCCTTCGGGAACTGGTCCGTTGTGTTCTTCCCATACTGTCCTATGAACAAACTCAAACCTCTCCCATTGTGGACCGGTTTCTTTAACCTTCCGGATAAGATAGCCGTCTGTCGTATGTGTATACTCGCCTACTTCCATGTGGTTTGCCGGGACATCGCCTTTCTTAAACATCGTCGCCTTGCACTTCTCATATTGCTCTTGGCTCATTGGTTTTCCCTTGTTGGCTGGAACGTGTCCTTTTTCAAACCTGCAGTCAACGCCACTGATGATGTCGTGGTTCTTCTTGTATGCCTTGCACTGCTTCTCGCTGAACTCTATTCCAAAATGTGCTGACACCAGTTCTGCAATCTCCTTCGTCTTTCTCCCTGTCGCAATGCTCCGAATGTAGCTTTCCATTCCTTCCGGATATTTTAGTGAGTACCCTTTTGGAACCCCGCCGGTAGTGCCGCTCTTTATGCCATACCGATTCTTCGCGCCTTTTATCGCCGCATCGGAAAATACCATTTCGTACTTCTTATCGAACCCCTGTTGATTTATCAGCTCTGTAACCTGTTTCGTGGTTCTGCCCGGAACATTCTCACGCAGCCAGGCGATCACTTCTTCGGGCCAGCCTCTCATTTATGGTTCGCCCCCCCCCGCATGAACTTCGAGCATTTCCGGAACTGCTTTCTGTCTTTCGTACCCATGCTCATCCATGTGCTTCATTGCTTTGTACTGCAACTCTCCATTTTTGATGATCTGCTCGCTGATGTCGCATATAGCGTCGGTTCTCTTTAACTCGCTTTCCAGCTCTTCTCCTGTCAGATCATCGTCTCCCAGCTTTTCCAGCTGAGCGAACAGGTGGTTATTCAAGTCTCCTAATGTATTCTTCATTTCTTACCTCCTAATCGCATCCGTGACATTCTTCGCAACTTCTTTTCTGCCACAGTCCTTCATCATCCTTATATAAGCATTCGCTCTCACCCCAGCACTCCATGTATGTTTCATAGGCTTCGTTGCTGCACGTATCGCAATAGTCTCCTTCAACTATTTTCCCGCCTCTATAAACTCTGCGGCCGTCGTTGCTTCCCATATCTTCATCCGCCCACCAATGTTCTATTGTGGCTTCCGGGTACATTTCCGACAGTTTAAGCATGATCGGTTCCGGGTTGCTCCAAGCTGTGCTGAACAAAATCGTGTCCGCATCAACCTGTTCATTATCGTATGAGTTCCACTTTGTACCCCAGTTTTCACACGACCAGTCGTACCATGTCGTGTGACCATACAATACCTTATTACTGATGTACTGCAAACCTATTTTCGCCAGCTCTTCATCTGTTTTGCCGTGCGCTTTCTTTCTTCTTTCGTACTCGTCGTCCGTCATTTTCCCATATTTATTGCTCAAAATTCCAAATCTTCTCTTGCTCATTTTTCTCAGTACAGCTTCGATGGCAACATCTTCTGATGAACCACTTTCGATATTTAAGCTCTCCGGCATAGGAATGAGCTTATTGAAATCGAAGAACGTAAACTGTTCCTTCGTGTACTCGTCTGTTTTGGTTGTGAACAGTGGAAGGTTCGCAATCCCTGTCATTTTAACTTTGTTTCTTACATGATTTGGCATAATCTTATCCTCCTAAATTTAATTCCAGTCGCTCGCAATTTCTGCGACCGTTCTCTCTAAAATCTTAAACTTCTCCGGGTCAATCCAACTCGGTATCTCTCCGTTTCTTACTCTCTCCTGGTATCGGTTCAAACACAGCTGCTTCACTGGTACTGATCTACCTATCTGAACAAACATACCTCTTTGCTTGTCCCAGGCAAATGCTCCGTACTCCACGTTTTCAACTGCGGCTTTCATAGTCTCCACTGCCACGTCCAATGCATCCAGTTCTACCGGTCCAGGCGGCATCTCTTCGATGTTCCGGATATTATGCAGGTACGTTTCCAGTACCGCTGCATTTTCTCTGAGCGTCATTCGTCCTCTCCTTCCTCTTCTTCCGGGTGCCAACGATACTTGCAATCCGGATTTTCGCATCTGCCGTTCCACATCGTGCTGCCGCATTCCGGGCAGGTGGTCGCCTCGTATGGTCCTCCGCCTAACATCTGATCCGCTCCTTTCTACAAATACGAACATCCATATCTCTTCCGGAAAGTTTCTCTGCCTCCCTTATGGATAATCTGTTTTACTTCGCCTTCCTCCCTGCCTTCATCGATAATCCTTGCAAATTCGTCTGCCTTCTGCAGGGCGTATTCTTTTTCCCAGGCCAGCTGTCCGATAATCTTTGACATTCTCTCTGCCATCGGGTTTCCGTGTATTCTCATTAGGATTTCTCCCATATTGTGACAGTTGTTACATACCGGCACTTTCAATCCGTCCTTCTCGCTCAGCTCTCTACCGGCGGTACCGAACACCAAATGATGCTCAGCTTCCGACGGTCTGCCGCAGATGAAACAGATTTCCGGATAGTCTGTCACTATTCCTTTACCCACCGCTTACACCTACTTTCTATTTCTAACTCCAACGATTACCAAGAACGCAAATACCACTAATGCTGCCATAGTCTCGCCTCCTAACCGTAAATTATTTCTCCAAACAAAGCGTACTGAATGATTGCGTTCGCAACCTCCGCATCTACCATACCGCAGTCAATATGTAATTCATGATCGATCACCTCGAAAATATCACTGTTCTTAGGCTGTTCTGCATACATTCTAATTCCCTGCAGGAGTTTCGCCTTTGTCAATTCATACGTCGCATCTTCCTCGTTATCGTGAATGAGGATTGAACCGCCTTTTGAGATAACATCGCTTGCAAAATCAAACTCTATCCCACACCTTGGTTCTACTTTATCAACCCAGTAAGTAATTCCACCTTCCAGTGCTGACACCATGATGTCGTCTATGTCCTCTTTAGATATAACAACCGTCGCAATAATCTGAACCCTGTCGTACTGCTCCTCTATCTCTTTTTTCTTGAAATGTGCGATCAGTTCTGCCATAACTCTGCCGGCTTTTCTAGCATTCCAGCTCTCGTTTGTTTTTCCTTCGCATAATCCCTTTGCGATTTCCAATGACTCCGTAATTTCTTTTGCACTTCTCATACCTTCTCTCCGTCCTTTCTCGCTTGTTTTATTGCTTGCGCAACTCTTTCTTCATATCCAAACTTAAAATTCACGCCTGCGTCTGTAAACGCTGTTAAAATGCTTTCCTGCACCGCCTTAACTGTCGCCCAGTCCGGTTCGTCGTCCTGCGTTCTGATACCGAACTGAACCATGTAGTCCTCGATCACGTGCCACAACTCATATTCCAGCTCATCCATACATCCGAGTGTCGATACATCCACGACCGCCGGTGCTGTTATTTTCTTTCCGTCTGCCAGTTCCAGGTCTACTGTGTCAATATCTTCTCCGAACTCACCGCCTTTCTTGTGGTGTGCCAGGATGTCGCCTGCAAAGTCATAGCCTCTGTCGATCATAGCCTCGCTGTTGTCGTCGTACAGTCTGAAACATCCGGCCAGTTCGCCCTTCTCGTGACTCTGCAGAACTTCTTCCCAGGTCAGCTTTCGCATTCCTAACCAGGTGTAACCCATTATTCATCGCCTCCTTCATAATCTGCCCCGCAGTACGGACACTTTGTTGCTCCGTAGCAGTTAAACATCTTCCCGCATTCTTTGCAGGTATCTAGCTCCCCATTTCTCTGCCAATCTTCCAGCAGGCTGCTTACGTGCTGCCAGTCCAGTGCCTCGAAAACTTCCTCTGCCAAATCGTCCTGCTGGTTGCACTCCTGCAGGATGCTGTTTCTCGTGTACACCGTATCGGATAATTCCGGGATGTAGCACGGATCATCCGGTCTGTGGTAAAACGCATCTTCGTCTTTGAAGATATGTCCCTGTCCGTAGAACTCACGGACGATCTTCTCGCCTTCTCCATTTTCATCCGGCGGCGTGTAACTACCAACCAGTACCGGGATGTTTACTTTCTGCAAGGCCTGCGACAGTTCCAATATCATACCGTCAATGGCTTCTGCATCCTTTACAAGCTCCCTTGTGGAAGGAACTCCACTCGTTCCGCTTCTCTTGGCTTCTATCCACATTTCAATATGCTCGTCGATGTCGAAATCTTCGTAGTAGGATTCCAGGCTGTCCTTGAAACTATCTGCCTGGTTCTCTTCATCGAAATCAATCACCATTGAGAAATCTTCGCCCGCAGGTGACGACTGCCCGATTTCAACATAGGTTCTTCTACTGCCCGGCTCAATGTAGGCTTCCCAGTTCCACCCCATTTCTTCTGCCTTGTCGAGAAGCATTTTCAAGCCTCTCGATATGTCCTTGTATTCTTCCATGTCCTCATTCCTCCGCATCTGCGTAGTACGCATCGAATGCAATACCGGCATTTACCAGCTTATCTTCTAGGTAATTGCCGTAGCACCAGCCGTCTCCATCTTCCCAAAAACTGTCCCAGGCTTTCTCCAATACCTCTCTCGCCTTCTCTTCATCATCTTTGCTTACAACAAACACGCAATCCATCCAGTCATTTAACTGTGACTGCACTCTGATTACGCTTTCCTTTAATACTTCCACGCCAATATTCATTGTGCCTTCTCCTTTCTCAGATGTAATAGCAACTGAAATTCCAGTGATGCCCGAACTCATAGTACAGACCGTATCTCTCGAATATCTTGTCAAATTCTCTTCTCACCGAAGGAAGGATGCCGTAATACAACATCTCGCATACCGGACCTTCAAAGCTCATGCTGAGAATGTGGTCCGGATTCACGTACTCGAAATACGTTCTTGGGTCCTGGTTCTCTTCCTCGATCAGATGCTCTCTGTCGTTGTAGTAATACTTTCCGGTTACCGGATCATGCTGTGTGAACCGCTTTCCGTTGAAATAGATGTCTACATCCTGCCATAACCCATGCTCCAACAGAAACTCTCTGATTTCCTTTGCCAGGTTCTCAATCTGCTCTGCCGTCAGCTTTGCCGTTGAACTCATTCAACCTCCTCCTTTCTTACTCTCTTCTTAACAAGTCTTGCTGGGTACTGAGGCTGATTCTCTCTGTACTCTTTCAGTCTCGCCCTTGCCTCTTCTCTTGTGAACTCTGTCAATGTGTACTCCCAGCCGTACCCGTAATTCAGCTGCAACTCCCAGGTGTCGATTGTCTTTCTCTCGTATGCCATCCTACGCAACCTCCTCTTTTTTCGGCTTTCTGCCACGTCTCTTCGGCTTTTCGACCGGCTTTTCTTCCTTGACCTCTTCTGTAGGTTCCTCGGCCACCTGCTCCTCAACCTTCTCTTCGGCCGCCGGTTCTTCCTTGACTACCGGCTCTGCAGGAAGCACAACATCCAGCTTGTATCTCTTTGTAATGCTCTGAATCATCGTCGCTACCTCTGTGCTTACTTCCTGGATTTCGTCCTCGGTAAGTCCTTCTGTCAAGCTCTCTGTCTCGGTCCAATATCCTGCATTATCCAGGAAATGATTTAATACCTTCTTTGCTCTATCATGTTTTACGTCCCACTTCATATCGTTTACCTCTCTTCCTTTTCTCCGGCGGTCAATGCCAGTACCACTACTCCATTTATCAAAATTGCTACCAAATTCTTCGCTCTCATACCGTCGTATATGCCGACCATAAAGTTGATGAACAATACCGACTGCAGGAACTGTCTTAATTTCTTCATTGCCAAATCAGCCTCCTTTATGATAGACTTAACAGTTGAGAGGCGGTGTTGCTGCCTCCCGACCGTTAAGGGAACTACTTAATCAATCAAACCTAACCATTTCAGAATTGCCGTAATCACTGACACAATCATGATTACTATGGTGGAGATTATGCTGGCCTGCTTTTCTCTCTTCTGTAATTTAAGGTTTTCGATTTCAAGTAGTTCCTTTTCCTTTGTAGAAAAGTCTTTCTTCCTACCTTTCTTACCCAACTGGTAATTCCTCCTTCCTTAGGATTTAATCAAATTGTTTTGTTTGATTATGGTTATATTATAACTCGCAGTTGCGTATTTGTCAATAGATATACTTCTATTTTCCGAGTTTTTACCAAATAATTTTCGCACTTGCGACAACTTCTGCAATTTCCGGATCATCAACACCAACTAGTGTATTGCTCTGCATTTTCATTTGCGAGGGTTGCAAACCCGCATGGTTGCTTGGTGTGTTGTAAGATTTCTTACATGATTTCTTCTATGGTTTCTACAAGGATTCTTTACTAGATATTAGAGATTAGATAATAGATATTAGAGATAGAATAATATATGCTCATTTGCGTACTCTCAAAAGCGTATTTTATCCACAAATGCGTGTGGATAATGTGGATAATTACACCTCTGAAAACATATAGAACTATGACTTCGTACACGGTTCAATACTGGCTTTTAGTCTTTAGGCATAGGATAGGTACTAAAATCGCCTATCGTGTCTCGGGAACTTTTCGTCAAAATACCCGGTCTTATTTTGGTTATTTTGTATATTGATTTTACCTGCGGTCTTGTTCCGCTTTTCTGCAATAAAAAAAGAGCCTACAACCCCTGCGGATCATAGGCTCTCTTACTTACTCTGCTGAGTTGATGAAATCCTGGCAGTCCAGTTCCCGGTATGCCTTTTCAAAGGTTTCCTTCGGACTCCATGATACATAACCATCCGGATATTTCACGGCGTACCCAGGTACTCCGTTCTTCTCCTTCGGCTCAGCTTTTACAATTTTCACGCCGATATAGTTTTTCATAATGCCACCGTTTCCTCCTGTTATTTTACTCTGATGGTGTCTCCTGCGATAATAAGGTTCGGATTCTCAATGCCATTGAGTTGAGCAATCGCATTGACCGTAGTTTCATACTTCGCCGCAATACCGGAAAGCGTATCTCCGCTCTTAATGGTGTAATACTTTTTGTTTCCGGCGTTGATTACGTCCTGGACCTCCTGCCATCTACTGCCAAGAACAGTCCTTCTCACTTCATCGTCACCATACTTACCGGCCCACACCTCATCTACAAGTTCCTGCACGGATGCTTTGTCGATGTGATTGATTACATCCTGCACTTCATTGTATCTGCTACCGAGAGCTGCCTTTCTTGCGTCGCCCCCGCCGAACTCGTCCTTCATCGTTCTGTAAAGTAGGTCGAGTGTGCTGCCTTCCGGCTCTGAAATCTCCGGCTCCTTAGCTTCATCTCCTGTGCTGGCAGAGAATCCATTGAGACCTGCCTTCTTGATTTCTGTCTCAAAATCACGATAGCAAAAATCTTGATCCACAGTTCTTCCGCAGATCGTCTTATCGGCAATGTAGTTATACTCTCCTCCGTACTGCCAAATATCGTGACCTGTTACTGGCTCATTTGAAGAATATCTCGCCACCCAATGAGTGAACCTCTGCAGGCGATCATCGTCTACGTGCGCCTGGAAATGTGAATCAGATGTATATACTCCGACAAAATATCCAGCCTTCTCGCATCTGTCGCAGAACGCAATCACAATATTCGTAAGGACATCTCTGCTGTTGTTCAACATCTTACCTTCTACGTCGTAGTAGATGGGATATTCAAACTGCTTACCTGCAATAACTGACAGGAAATGGTCTGCCTCCTGCTCTGCCTCCGCAACAGACTTTGCATTGCCGTAATAGTATGCACCTACCGGAAGTCCGATAGCCTTACACTGTGCATAGTAATTTTCAAACTTGCTGTCCTTATACTTGCCATCGTCTGCACCTGCAGCCTTGATAATAGCAAATTTCACTCCTCTTTCATTCCTGGCCTGCTCAATGCTCATATCTCCCTGCCAGTGTGAAATATCAATACCAAAAAGTTTTTCCATAGAAAATTCCTCCTTAAATCAAAATAAGGGGCAGCTTTTCAGCCACCCCGATGTGATACCTTTTTCAGAACTTATGCTTTGATTAACTTTCCTTTTTTGAGAAGATTAACCATCTTGGTGTTCTGCGCTGCGGTATATGCGTAGTTTGTAATGCCATTTGCGGCTGCAATCTTGGCCCGGTGCGCCTTCGATGTGTCTTTTTCGCCCACTGCAGCAAGCGCCGTAATAATAGACCCCGATGTTCCTTCATACTTAGGATAATAAGTATTTCCGTGTCTCGGGTTTCCGGAAACAACAACTACCGTATGTCCTTTGGTCTTTGTGACGAGTACATCACCGTTGAACAATTCCGTCTTGGAAGTTACCGCAATCGCTTCCATAAACTGTCCGGTTGCCTTCAATGCCGATGCCTCAGAAGCCGTATTGAAATTTCCTGGATCAAAGCCAGCCTGGATGCAGCACGCTCTCACAAGTGAACTGCAGTCTGCCTCTGTCTTTACAGAAATTTTAGAGAGCTTTCCGACTCTTCTCAGCTGTTCGATCACATTGCTTCTATGTCCCTGGCAATATCCGATATTGTTGTTTCTGCATCCCTGCAGCATAGCTTCTGCGATGGCGTTTGCTACCGTGATGCTCTTCGGTCTCAGACAGTACCAGCCTTTTGAATGGACGTAATACGCCTGGGTTGATACCTCGTTTCCAGTCTGATCTCCCGGTTTTCCTCCGGAAATGTGACCGTTCTCGTCAATTCTTGCGCTTCCAACTACTAAACTCATGGTTCTTCCTCCTAACAAAAATAGGGCAGTCTTTCGACCGCCCTGTGCTTACGATATGTTCTCAGATTACTCCTCATCCTCACTGTTGGAGCCGATGTTGGCTGAGTCAGTCAAACCTTCACCGATGATGTACGCCACTACGGACGCTCCCGCCATAATGAGTGCTGTAACCTGTGTTGCCGTGTTGTCTGTGCCGCCAGTAGCCAGGATCATCATAGATACGAATGACGCTACCGCAGTCCATAACTTTCTGCTTGTAAGTTTTCTAACCCAATCAATTTTCTTCATGTTTCTTTACCTCCTGTTATAAAAATGAATTTTTTTCCATGCACTTCTGATAAACTTTGTCTATCTCGGCAATGGCATTTACTGCTTTGCTGTTCTTGTATTCCGGATGCTCTGTGCAATAACGCTCATAGTCCGAAATATCATCTAAAATCTGATTGAAAAACTCTTCGGAATGTTTGACATCCCTTCTCAACTCGTCGGCAAATCGCAGGATTCTTGTACGGCATCCGTCCGCATCATCTTTATCCATGCGCCTTTCGAGCTTGTTGTGCTTTTCTCCCAGTTCTTTTAACTCTTTCTGCACTGATTCCAGCTTATCCATAACATCCTTGTTCATCGACTTTCCGATGGCTCTCATGCCGTTTCCGATAATCTTTCCAACTGCAGACCACGGATTTACCTTGATGGGTGTGATCTGCACCAGCGTCAAGAACAGCAGTAGGGCTCCACCGCTTGCAAGAATTTCATTCAAAGACATTGGCTCTTTTACCTCCTTCCCAAACGCACCGCAGTTCCCACGGTACATCCGTAATATCTGCCGCCTTTTCACCCAAAATGGCCTCTATTACTGCATAAAGAATGGCATCCGCACGTAGGTCCTTATCGAACCGGTACAGATGCCATACCAAATGATTATGCAGGTTCAGCAGATCCTCTTCGTCTGCCTCGGTATTGAGCAAGCCTAACTCTACGGCCGCACTTTCCAGGCGGTCATAGTTGTAAAATTCTGCGTAGGGTATCATGTTGTCTCAAACTTCTCACCAGTGATTTCTTCAAACTCCGCTGCTGTTATCCATCCCTTGTCAACAGCGTTATGGACCATTTCGTCGGTCCACAATCTTGTCCCATCCGGCTTATATGTGTTGTAATATTTCTTTACAACCGAATACTTTGGACTATGCTTTGTTTTTGCCATGCTTGCTACCTCCTAAATTTCAATTCCAGTCATCATACTGAGATAATCGATCTGAGACTGCATCGTTTCCATTTTGATTTCCTCTGCAGTTTTTTCTCTAAAGGCGAGATAATATCCATCTACGCCTTCGTAATGCGTCTGCTGGATAAATGCACCATTCTCGTATGTGGTTACATTTCCTCCGGAACTTTCGACTGTCATCGGGGAGCAGTTGTCCTCGAAGATTGTCTCGTCGATTTCTGTCTCGCTTATGAAGTTGTTTCCGTTTTGGGTAAGTCCTTCAATGCTTGTTCCATCAGCCAGCGTAATCTTGAATGTTTCTTTTTCCATGTTATCCTCCTTCCGAATAGGCTGTAATATAGCTTAAACATATTGTCAATCTGCAGTCTTGACATGATTTTATAGTTACTGGCAATCCACGACTTGAAGCTGTTTTCAACTGTTGCAAAATCAATTTTTCCCAAGTCTAATTGCCTCTTATATGCCTTTAGCTTTTTCCGTTCTCTTGTAACAGATTTTGGGTTAATTTTCTTAACCACTCTTCCGGTATCAGTTAGCCAATACTGAATCTGCAGTATTCTGAACGGCTTGTCTATCCTGGCAATCCTTGTCTTTCTCATGTTTAGTATCAAGCCTATTTCATCAGCTAACTTTTTGATAGCTTCCAGCAAATTTTCGAGCCGTTCCTTACTTTCGGAAATAGCTCTTATATCATCCGTATATCTTCCATAGCCTTCTATGCTAAAGACAATCTTTGCGCAGTTATCTATCTTATACGGATGTATGATGCCTATATCCTGCGACGGCTGTGTGCCTATATCCACCCCCTTTCTCAGCATTTTTTCACCGGTCAGTAATTTGGGATCGACCCCGCAATTCATCATCGGGTCGATCTTTGTATAGTACATTTTTTCAATTTCATCATCCGAAAACCGCGATACATCTGTCTCGAACGTCTTAAACAGTCCGTCTATTATAAACTTGGCTGTTGTAATCGTCTCCGCATCTAGTTTGCTTTTATCCAAAAATTCGGATAATTGCTTTTTGCATATGTCGTGGTTCATATTCGGATAATAACCGGAGAAGTCAGTAAGCAGGATATATCCTTTGTTTGTTCCGTGAACCCTGTAATACCTGCGGAGATCATTTTCCAACTGTCTACGGAACATCGCCACACCTTTTCCCTTCTGACTGGCGGTATTTTCTTGTATGATATATGGCTTTAGTGCCGGTCCGAGAACATCGTCTGACAGCGTATGATAAACAGTTTTGTCTACCATATCACTGCTTGTGATATACCTCGGTTTTCCTCTTTCGCAAATTTTGAACTTTTGTCCCCGCCCTGGGTGGTAGTCCTTTTCTGTCAATTTTTTCTGTAAAACAGCTGTTTCTAGCAAATGATTTATTTCAAATAGTTGCGTTGAGTATTTCCACTTACTGCCATTCATTGCCTTTGTGCCGGCATCGTATAAATAATTGGCATCTTCAAACAGATTCATTGATAAAACCTCGTATATAGCTCCAAGTCGTAACCAGGAGCATCAAGGCCAGTATTAAGAGCCATCACTGGCTCACGGATAACCTCTCCTTTCGCATTGACCCACTAGGAAATCTATGTCCTGTCGTGTGGGTTTGTGAAATCCGGGCGGACGCCGTTGACATTGGAAGCGTTGTTGTAGTTCGCATTGCCATTGCTGTTGACATTGGCGAAGTAGGCGGCCGAGACCACCGAAGAGCAGTCTGAACAGAAGTTACCCTCATTCTTTTTAATTTTGGGAAGGAATTTATTGTCAGACGCTCTGAGCGATTTTATATAATTGTATAGCTTGTTAAGTTCCAACACGATATTCATATACTTGTTCTTATCGCAAGGTATCGTTTCAGCAATAAACTGTAGTTCATCCTGCAGTGCATTGCAATATTCCATCGCTCTATCCAGTTGAAGTCTCCTTTCGATAAATTCCGAATAATATTCCGGAAAGACTGTATTTCCCATGCGGAGTTGCCTCGAAATACCCTGGCATAAATCCAGCACGGTATCTCTTTCCTTCGTGATAAACCACACATTTCTATCCATTGTCAGCTCTCTCAGCAATTTCGCAGTTACTTCTCTTTCGGAAATATCCGCAATTCCTTTGGTCGCAGATTCCACGTAAGCCTCTATTCTCTTTTGACTCAAAGCAAAAGATGCCATTAGTTCAACTGTTATCCTTTTGCGAATGGCGTATGCCATGTGCTGTGCTTCTAACCTTGACTTCTTTCTTTTACTGTATTTTACATCTGACATTTTCTATTCCTCTATAAAGCTATAAGGCGGCAACAAGGCCGCCTTGATGTCTGATTATATGATAGCGGAAGCCGGGCGGACGCCGCCGACAGCGGAAGCGCGGGCGGAGGCCGCATCGCCACGGCTGAAGACATGGGCGAAGCAGGCGGCCGAGACCACGTTCTGCAACCAGTACCAGTTTCTATTACAGATAAAGGACGGTGCTAGTGCAAACAATGCAAGCTGTTTGAAATCCGTAGTGTACAGATATGGAACCGTGCTTCCGTCGCAGGCAGGTGTGAACCAGTTCGCTCCGTATGCCATCCCCTCTGTCATGAGGTCCACCGTGCTGTCATACCATGATCCATTGCTCGGCTTACCGTTTGCTACTGCATTTACAAATAATCTTCTGACTGTCAAAATCTTATCTACCCCAAATGCCGCCTTGACAATTGTTTCTGCCTGAGCAAGGTTTGTGGTTTTCATTTCTGATCCAAAGTAACCTCCTGTAGTGACATTGGTCGCATTCATTCTTGCTGTATAAAGATTTGTGTCTGGAACGACAACAATATGATGCTTTGTGCATTCTGTGTCTCCTGTTCTTAACCAATAATCAAAATGAGCAATTCTCCAATTTACTCCGTTTATGGTCCAGTAATCTCCGATGTACAAATCCTTGAATGTTCCTGCAGCAATCTGTGCGTGCTGCTCTGCAGTGACTGAGGTTCCAAGATATTTGCCTCGAAAAACACTGTTATGATAGCCAGCGTTATCATAACCATTCTCCAAGGCATTTGCTTTCCCAGCCAGCTCGTCCACTGCCTCCTGGAGATTTTCAGCGTTTAATCCGCTGCTTTCATTGTTGTAGCCTATAGATTCTCCGCTTTCTTCCTCCATATTCTTTTTTATTGTCTTAACCTCTCGATTAAGAGCTACCGTATTTTCAAAAATCTCTTTAGGAGCCGCATTGATATTATCGGCATGGTTTGTATCTGTCGTTTCTGTGATATTGATAGACTCCGAAAATACTGCATCTGCTTCGTTGACCTTATAACTTTTCACGTTGTTCCTCCTTCCTAAAAGATGTCGTCAAGCACGTATGTCTGCTCTACGTCATCATCTTTGCCCTTCCTGGTAAAGGTCTTGATACACACAATGTCACCATTGGTGTCATACAATCCGATTTCGCTGATTTCTTTTCCAGCAAGTTCACTCTCTGCAAGGGTACATTCGTATCTGCAGGTTGTGTCGTTCGGGAATGTATAACCATCAATGGCTTTGCGAAACAATTCCTTATTGAGCCTGGACTGGGATTCGGTCGGTGCAATGACTACACCGGAACCGTTTACACCGCCTTCGCCAAATGCCATGCCAATAATTTTCGGAAGCGTGATGGCTCCGGCACGTGCCTTAACCAGGTTTTCCCTGGCTTTCTTTGTGATTACCACGTTTTTGCTCTTTTCTGTACTCATTGGATATACTCCTTTCTATAAATTGAATTAAGGTTCTTCTTTCCGTCAAGCGTATTGCTGCCATCAAGAAACCAGTAATTCCTTGTTTTGGTAATGACCTGTGCCTCCACATCCGCATCTTCTCTTTCAATTCCCATGTGATGCGTAACTGCAGCTTCAAGTCGTTTATTGCCGCCTCTGTACTCCAACATAGCGTTGCCGTCGAGCAACAGTTTTCCGTCCAAATAGACAGTGTTCCAAAAATCAGCCTCAAACTCCGAACGGAATGCCGCCCTGGCATCCGAACTTGACCGTAAGCCGTATGTGCTTCTTACTTTCATTGAGCCTGTGACCTTGTTGTGGGCGCAGGCGACCATTGCAACGATTGCAACGCCCAGTTGATAGCCTCGTGTAACATCAAGCCTGTGTGAGCCGTCCAAATTCCACGAACCGTCCAATAGGTGCGTATTCCAAAAAATGATGTCCGAGGCTATCCGGATTGCTCCTGCCTTGACATCGTTTTCCGTTTCCTGTTCTGTTTTGAATTTTACCTTCTGCAGGTCTGCGTCCGTCGGGGTTGTAAATCCACCGAGCATATACTTAAAACCAAGCATCAGATTGTATCTCATATACGGATAAAGAAGGCTGGAACCATCCAGCAGTTTTCTTCCATCCAGCAGATTGCTATACCAAAACGACTCTGCGATATGGAAGATTATCTTTTTCAGATTCATCTCCTCTAAGTTCCGATTGTCTGATACAATCTCGGTTCGGTCATTCATTATAAACATCGTGTGTGACTGTTTCAGCTCATTCAGCATGGCTCTCGCCCGCTTCGACGCAAGCGTTCCCTCGCCCATGAAATATGCTTTGAACACATTCGGGTGTGGTGCCACGAAACCATAATCTCCCGGATCGTTGATGTCCGCAATTCGTACATCAAACCCGGTAGCGGTTTTTAAGTACCCTTCCATCCGATACGGTGTCATTGGCGCCCGATAGTCTCTCTTCCGGTAAATCAGCTGTCGTCTCTCCTCGTATGGAAGATTTTCTCGCACCGGCAGTCCCCACTTAATCTCGTGGTACATCAGTCCCCATGTGGCAGTTTCCGGAAACAGCTGGTTCAGAATATCCTCAGCTATTTCTCTTGCCGTGTCATACTCCTGGCCCATAACCTCGTACAACCACTTTCCAACATAGGAATTGTCGTAAAAGCCATCTGACACTGAGGCAATCATGTTCTTCGCACTCTCGCTGACCGGGAAATTTTCTAAATCAAACTTTTCCACATTCACACCCCCTAACCAAAATTAAGGGTACCGGTGTCCGGGTACTCCTCGCTTTTTAGAGTGATGTTCTGCATTTTCCCATTCATTGTGAATGTTTCAAAGTCCTCGACTCCTGTGATTGCAGAAATCAGCGGTCTTACATCGTTGTATCTCAGAACTCCTTCGATTTTCGCCTGCGCATAGACCACTCTCACGGCTTCCGTAAAGTCTGCCTTGATTTGCTCAATGCTGGTTGTTTCATTGTAGCTGAGCCCTGTAATAACATAATTTACGGCAACCGTTGTGGCTGCCACACAAGTCAGTTCTGCCGTTCCGGTAGGAAGTAATCTTGCTGACCTGTCATTTGGAGAAACGATGTAGTTATACACATCCTGCACCAGCTTCGCATTGGCCGGTTTTCCGTTTCCATCTACCAGCACAAGTTTCACTGTGCCAGGACCGTTCCAAGCAGGAATAACTATCGCGTCTCCTGCTCCTGCCTGCTTCGCCCATCTCTTATAGTCCGTATCATTCCCTAGGTAGGTCATGCTGTTGTCGTACTCTGCGGCGATCCTGTCGTAAAAATCATCGTCTGTCTCTCTCTCAGTACCGCCACGAATAGGCTCCGGATTGTTAACCTCGGTCACATTCTTATTGGGTACCATCATCAAGGCAACCGTATTCGCCGCTACGTTAGAACCTGTGCCTGCTTCAACCGCTGATACCGGTATAAGCACTGCTCCTTCGCCTCCAACAACCGCATCCTCTGTGGTGGCATACTCAATCGACGGGCCGGTTTCGGTTGCCGCCGTACAGAATACCGTTCCGGATAAAATCTCGGTTCCTTCTGCGGCTGTGATTTTCACATAGCCAAAAGCCGGTTCCGCTTCGTGTCTTGTGAGATGTACCTGGCGACCGTGAAGGTCTAACCATTCATCCCAGGCGTATTCCGGAAAAGAAATCATCAATGCCCTTACGATATGGAAATTGATAATTTCGTCTTTTTCCAACGCTGCAGGCATCGTCATATCATACGGAAAACCACCCGGCATATCGTCGATGTCGTCCGGCAGGTTGTTCATCATTCGCTCGTGAATTTCCTCTGCTGAGTTTCCTTCCAGGAACTCCGGTCTGTTAAATTCCGGCTGCATACTCTCCACCTCCTTTACAAGCTAATCTCTATTTCTTCATCCCAGTTGCTGCCCTTTACCTTGAAGGTTACGTGCATCTGATCGCCTTCCCAGGTAAATTGAAAATCCCGGACATTTTCTGCCCGGGGATTTACCATAATTGCATCTGTGATTGTTCTTTCTGCCATAGACTCAACAGTTTTTTCATCGTCGTTATCCATGGCACGTTCCATCTCGGTACCGATTGAATCGGGGTACGCCAAACAGCGGTACCGCTCTGTCTGTGCAATCTTAAAACACCAAATGGCGAAGGCTTCTTTGCCATCGCATTCCTTGATCCGGTGCGCCCCATCTCTCACGAAGTCTCCCAGTTCCGGGTCCCACTTCATACTCCTTTTGTACTGAGTATCGTACTGGCTGTCCTCTGAGATAAAATCCGGTACCTCAACAACCGGAAATAGTGGCTGTGACATTTGCCTCGCCTCCTTTACGATTTCTCGATCACATCGATTACGACTGCTTCACTCTGAATCCAGGCAACCAGCACTCGATCTCCTGCTTTCACTGCCGGTATCGTTACGCTGTGGCTGTGAAGAGGAACGCCCGACGGTGCTTTGTTGAGCCAGCTCTGTTCCGAGGTTGAAAGCGTCAAGCCTGCAGCCAGCCTGCAGATAGTGTAGTCTCCCTTCGGTATCGGCACCGGGAATGTGTTCGTTTTCAAACTTCCGTTGGCCTGTATTTCTCCAAAGTCCAAAGTTAACGGAGACTCTGTTTTCTGCGAGGTTCGTTTATCTAACACCTGTGCCAGTTTCGCTGTCCCTGGGTGTCCGTCAAATTGGTCCATCTATATCACCTGCCTTTAATCAAAAGTTCCGTCGTCAACCCACCCATACACATTGCTTCCGCTATCCGTGTGAATCAGATGCCAAGGGTGCGCTTTTCCGGAACCATTCTTAATCGTAATCTTTGCTTTTCCTGCCCTGGCTTTGTAACCTTTTGAACCTGGGTAGCTGCTCACATAATGGGTTCCACCGTGGAAATTCACGATGTCGCCCACATTGTAATCTTTCTTTTTCTCGGAGCTTGCTTTTTCTTTCTTTGGCTCTGCAAGTTCCAAATCCATTGTCATGCTGTAGGTGTCTACCGTGTGCTGGATGCCTTTCACGTAATAATACGACTGGGCAAGCTCACTCATTACATACACCAGGTCGCCTTTTCGGACAAACGGAACGTCCGGAGACTGTGCTTTAATCTCCTTCTTGATTTTTCCCTCGTCGTCTAAGATTTCCTGTGCTGCAGATTTAGCATCCGCAAGGCTTTCATCCTTACCTCTCGTATAAATTCTCTGACGGATACCATACTTTGTCTCGCCGTTTACCGTGGCTTCAACACTGGTTCTTCCATCATCGTCTGCCTTCCCTACAACCTTGACCCTGGTAATCATATCTGCTGTGCTTATGCTCTGACTGAACATCTGTGTGTTATCCGTTCGGAATACATACACCGTCTTATTGCTTCCTCTCGGAATAACGGATGTCTTGCCTTTCCTGGCCTGCACAAAACACTGCTCTTCGCCTTTCTTTGCTGCATCGTCCAGCAAATTGATGATGATGTCTGACAGATACTTATTGTTCTCCACCGTTTTGCCGTGTGAAGCATTCGGACCTTGATATGATTCCTGCGGTATCTCCCAATCATCAAGAATCCCTTCTATCGCCGACTTTGTGCCGGTTCCGGAAGGAAAATATCTGTTATCCTGGCTCTTCTGCAGCTTGTAAAGTTCGTCGTAGCAGGTACATTTCAGCGTATGTCCTCCGCTCTTTTCAACCGGATTCCACGTTTCCACGTACCCTCGTGCTACTTCCTCGTCCTGGGAAGCACCATCTGTTGCGAATACTCCGACCAGGCATCCCGGCTTGATTATCTTCGACAGATAGCCTTTGGATGTCTTATCATTCTTTGCCACAAATGAGGTTCTGACGGATAACTCGCCATCGTTCTCTTCCCATCCGAGGTTTTCGATGTACTCCTTAATGTTGTACTGGTTCTTACTTTCGTCCATAGCCACGACCCGGTACTGGATTTTCGTCAAATCAATCATAGTGACCTCCTATCCCGGGATTGTCAGAACTTCTCCCGGCCATATCCAGTGACCGTGATCCGAACTGCTCTTTCCGTGCTTCTTTGCTGTGGACTCTATCGTATCCTTGTTTGCATCGTAAATTGTCGTCCACTTGGTACCGCTTCCCAGTTTCTTTGAAGCGATGCCCCACAGCGTATCTCCGGAGACTACTGTATAATTGCCTCCGCTCGATGATGAACTGGCTCTCGGCTTCGTTTTCCTTACAAACGCCGCAATTTTCAGTTCATTTGTACTGTAGATTTTCAGCGGTTTCTTCTGAACAAACGTAATGGAATACTCGACATTGCCATACGCTCCAACCGGTCTCGGCTGAAATGAAGAAATCGTAACATCCACGTTTATCCACGTTTCCGTTACGATCAATGTAAGCACTGTCTCATTAAACATATAGTCATTCAGAATTTTCACACACTCATTTGGACTTTTCCAGGCGTTCGTCTTGACGATTGCCTCATTCTTCTTTGACGCTCCGAAAAATACACCATCCCACGAAAACTCTGAAACATCCGTCCCCTTAGGTACCTTTACGGTACCCAGGGAGATGATGTCGAAACTTTGGTACTTGGCTGCATATTTGCCCTGCACCTTTTCGGGTAGAGCCGGGAACGTAAACTTTGAGCCCTTTTCCACCGGAATCAGTTTAATATCCATCGCCTACGCTCCTTTCGTGCTTGATACTGGCATATTGGCGAATACCTCGCTTAACTTGTCGGCTATGTTTCCACCGAGTTCGTCTGCGATCTCGCCTAAGTGCCTTCTGATTACGGCAACAATATCTTCCTCGCTCTGACCTTCCTTTGCCTCGATTTGGAAATTCGGACTTACTGCAACATTTACACTGATCGGACCGGTCTGTGGTGTAGAGGTCGGAACCTCTGAACTTACCGGAGCAAATGTTTCTGCTGAGTTGTCCTCATAATTACCTTCTGTGGTTTCGTTATAGCCATAGGATGCGTTTCTTGTCGCCTCAGTGAATAAATTATGGTCTGATACCATATCACTCAAATTTGAGCTTTCTACGCGACCGCCCTCTGCGTGCTTAGAAACGCCGAGTGCTTCGCCTGCCTGCTCGTACAATTCAAGTGCTCTTGTCCTTCGGCTTGGATTTGTCGGGATAACAAACTCGTCCCAACCTTCCTCTACCAACCATGACAGCTGAGGGCCGCCACCAACTCGACCGCCCGCAGCGTGTTTCGCTGGTGTGGATGTCGTTGTTGGAATTGTCGGCAGTGTCAGCAGGTTGTACTTCGGTGTTACGTTTACCGTCGGACTGATGCTGAACGGACTTGCCGTTGCTGTATTGAGAGATGTCTGCAGGCTGGTTCTCAATCCTGCCGAGCCGTTGGTAAGACTCGTTGACGCTCCCGTGTTGAGAGACGTTCCGAGGTTCGTTCCAGCTGTCTGCCACTCTGCCTGCAGCGTAGCATAATACTCATTCGAGATAGGACCGTAATTCTCCATGACCGTCGAAAAATCAAAATCGGCCATCTGATCCTGCATATACTGTTGCATAAATGTGCTGAGTGTTTCTTCACTGCCGCTGTTCTCCAGGGCGTTGTGAAGTGCTTCTGAATAGGACGTCTTGACGCTCTCGAAATACTCGCCGTAGTAGTCTGACATCTTCTTTTTCAGATCCTCTGCATTCAAGCCGATTGACTCGCCTTCTGTCGGACCTGTGATGGACTCCATGAGTTCCGTCCAGTCCTCATTAGTCATTGAGTCCCAGTCGATTGCTTCCTTGATTTCTTCCGCAGTCGGTACAGAATCTTTGAAGTCTTGCATGATCTTCTCTTTGGTACCATCCGGTACCGCAAGTGCCGTCTGCAAAATCTGAGTCGCAATGTCTGTCTGAACCGCCGTATCGAGATTGAGCTTGTCTAATCCCATCCAGCTTGCCACATCAGCTGCAGTCCAAGTCTGTACGTCCGGGTGCGCCAGCAACGCATTGTTCAAAGCTGTTTCCAGCTTCTCCTTCGTGCTTCCTTCAATCTCCGGCATATAGCCTTGAAGCGAAGAATCCCACGCCTCGGCAATAGTTTCCAGGTTGAATGAAGATACCTTTGCGTTAATCTCATTCAGCTGGGCGTAGTAGCCATCGGTTGCTTCTTTCACGGCCGCATCGTACTCTTCTTGCGTGATAGCTCCGTCTGCCAGCTGCAGGTTCAGATTTGTGAGCGTGAGCGTAAGTGCCTGCTCGTACTGATCCGACGCATTGTTTACCTGCGTCTGTAGTTCTTCCTGCAGTGCATTGAAACTATCCATATCCAGCTCTGCGCCGGAATATTTAATCTTCAACGTGTCAAATTCCGCATCCGTCCTGGCCTGCGAAATCTTTCCTGTGATAGTTGAAATCTGATCCTGCAAGCTCTGAATTTCCGCAGACTCGTCAAGACTGATAACGCTATCCTCTAAGGCAATATCCACTTTTCCGCTGAGTTCTTTTCCCAAATCGTCCAGCTGTTTCTTCATGCTGCCGTAGTAGCTGTCGAGACCGCTGGTATCTGCGTCGGTTCCAGTAAGCAGCTTCAAAGCGACTGTAGCCTCGTAATGATTGTTGTCAATATAGGACTGGCTATCGCTGATGAAGTTTTCGATTGCGCTCTTGTAATCGTCCTTCTGCAGTTCGTCCAGTTTCATTCCTAAGCTGACTTTCCAGTTCTCCTTTTTCAAAGTCGATACTGATGATTGCAGGTTGCTAAGTGCCTGCTGCGTGTCACTGGTTGCAGTTGTGAAGGTGTTCAGTCCATCCGTCATATCGCCGAATGTAATATCACTCGCAATACTCTTGACCTCTTCCAGGGATAACTTAATCTTTCCGAAAGCATTCTTTGCCACGTTTTCGCACTCTTCCTGGAACATAGCTGAAAACTGCTCCGCAGAAACCTCGCTATCATTCATAGCATCCTGCAGAGCCTTATTCTGAAATCGTACATCTTCGATTGACAAACCGGTTGCCTGGAAAATCTTCTGAGCCTTCTCGGCTTCCTTCTGCATTTCTTCGACATTATCCTGGTACTCTTCTTTGACCTTATTACCCTTGATCCATCCTGCGATACCTCCAACACCGGCACCGATTAAAGCACCGACCGCTGTACCAAGACCAGGAATTACAGAACCAAGTGCTGCACCCGCCGCCGCACCAGCTGCTACACCGCCTGCTTTCCAAGCGGCTGAACCACCGTAAGCGGCTTTCTCGTCCTTATTGTCAGACTTGATAGATTTATACAAATCCATTGCACTACTTACGAGTGTTGCGCCACCGGCAATCGCTCCTGCTCCTGCACCCATTCCTACTGCAGATAAAGCTCCTGCGCTTAGTGATGCGCCCCCGGCCAGGTTTCCTGCTCCGAGGTTGATTGCCAGCATTGCCGACTTTCCGAGAAGTCCGGTACCCATTGCAGATGAACCGAGCATTGCTGCCCCAAGTCCCATCTCTCCTGTTCCCGAACCTAACACTGTCTTTCCTGCTTTCCCCAGGCTGATTGCTCCCTTGCCAAGACTAATAAACGGACTGGCAATCTTACCGAGCAATACCGCTGAGAATACAGACGACAAATCTGCAGACTTACCGCCCGGAAGCAGTTTGCCCGCATTTGATACTAAATTACCGAGTCCATCCATCAACTTCGCAGACACGGCATCGAAATCAAATCCCTCTGAGAATCCTTTAGCGAACGACGCTCCGATGCTGGTTCCCTCGTCGAATGTTTCCGAGATGTCAATACCGAGCATTGTCATAACGCCGATCTTAATTCCGCTACCGATGCCTTTTCCGATGTCTCCGGCGAAATCAGCAAATTTTGCCTTTCCTTTGGTGTCCCACCACTCCTTGAACGGATCAGCAATAAATTCATCCCAGCTCAGTTTCACCTTGCCGAGGAAATCTGCGTTTTTCCATTCTTCTGACTCTGTTAAGTCATGGAATTTCTTCTTCATGCGGTCCACCTTTGTATCTACCCAGTCCATCATTTCATCAAGACCGGATTCAACCGCTGGCATCTGATCGGTAAGCCAATCTGCCAGGCTTCTCACGTATGGAGATAACCTCTCGCCAAATGAGATTTTCACTCCGTCTACTGCACTCTGCAGCAATGTGATAGAACCTTGCAGGTTATCCATCATCGTTTCAGACATATTTGCTGCCGCTCCATCTGCATTGTTGATGGCATCTGCCAACTTGTTATAGTCCTCTTCCGAGGCGTTCAAGATAGCAAGCAAACCTTTCTGTGCCTGTGTTCCTGCGATTGTATTTGCCAGGTTTGACTTCTGCTCAGCCGTCATGCCTGCCGTAGCCGTCCTTAATTCACCCATCACATCAGATAAATCCCTGGCCTGTCCATTGGAATCAAAAAAGCTGATGCCTAAGTCTTTCATAGCATCAGCCGCTCCATTTGTGTTCGTCGATAATCTCGTGAATATTGAGTTGAGTGCCGTACCGGCCATTGTTCCCTTGATTCCAGTATTTGCCATTAAACCTGTCATAAGGGCAACATCTTCTATGGAGTAACTGAGCGATCCTGCCATAGAGCCTGCATATTTGAAAGTCTCGCCCATTCCGGAGACTGTCGTGTTCGCATTTGATGCAGCCGCCGCCAAAACATCTGAGAAGTGTCCGGCATCACTGGCTTTCATATTGAACGCCGTAAGTGCATCCGTAACAATATCGGATGTCGTTGCCAAATCTTCTCCGGAAGCTGCGGCCAAGCTGAGAATGCCTTCGATACCGTTCAGCATATCGTCGGTTTTCCATCCAGCCATTGCCATGTAGTTAAACGCCTGCGCCGACTCTTCGGCTGTGAATTTCGTGGTTGCTCCCATTTCCTTCGCCTTATTCGTCAGTTTGACAAGCTCTGTGCTGGTGGCTCCGCTTATAGCCTGGACCTGTGACATTGCGGCCTCGAAGTCCTTGTATGTCTCTATCGTGTCTTTCAGACCGATACTGACTCCAAGGACCGCTCCGACTTGGAAAATCGGATTTTTCAACAGGTTTATGATCCCTCTAACCGGGGAGGTTATGAGGTCAATCGCTCGCATTGTAACGCTCCACGTTTTCCCTGCAAAACTCCTTAACCCATTACCCAGCGTAGAGAGTACCGGACTGATCCGTTCCTTCGCTTCAAGCAGGACTTCGTACTTTTCTTTCGCCCAGCTTGCCAGGCTCTTTTCGGTTTTCTGAGCTTGCTTGTCAAACTTGGAAACTGTGTCGCTCGCTTTCTTGGCTGAACTATTCGCACTATTGGCCGCTCGTTCCATCTTCTCGAATTTCTTCGTAGCATTGGAGACTCCCGGATCGGTATTATCGACCGTCTCAATAGGAATTTCAATTCTAAGTGTTTCCGCCACCGTCATTACCTCCTTTCTGTGGTTCTAGGGCTATCCGCATAGACGCAAGCATGAACGCCTGCACGCCTTTCGGTTTCTCGTAAAATTCATCGGGGGTTATTCCTGTCTTTTGGAATATGTGATGCAGCAAGCACATCTTGCCCCCCGCTTCAATTAGTTTTTTGCTACTTCCTCAATGTTGCTCTCGTAGCCGCTGAGGGTGTCGATCGCATCAATAATGCGGTCTTTCTCGCCAGCTTTAAGTGTGTACTCGATTACATCCAGGCCGGACATAATCTGAAATCCTTTGCTTTCAAGCGCCTGCCATACCTTCTTGTTGTCCCATAACTTCTCTCTATCCTCTGCGATAGTCGCCTTGTGGATGATTGCTGACTGGTACTTGATACGGTCTGTGTCCTCCGGCATCTTGATACCAAGCTGCTTATTACGAACATACTTTGTAAATTTCTTACGGCACTTGTCGTACTCCTCTGAGCCGAGAGGTCTGATAGAGAATGCAAAAGCGAGCTTGCCGTTTCTGACAATCTCAATCCTCTGTGTTTCCTCTTCATCGGAAGCGAAATCTGCAGCCGCAATCAGACCTGCGATGAAGTCCTCCTCATTCGCTCTGATTACCTGCTTTGTTTCCTCTTCGTTTGTCTCCACTGTGCTTACTGCAGGCTGAGTATTCTCCTCAGCTGTTGCCTCGCCTACTGTTACGCCTTTTACAAATTCTTTAGCCATTTGAATGTCCTCCAATTCTTTTTGATTAAATAAAGGGGAACCGCTCCGGCTCCCCTACTGGTTTCTTATGTGGTACCTCTTATCTGTCTACGCCGAGTAATGACTGTAACTTAGGCGGTCTGTTGACAAAGAAGTTCCAGTTTCTCTTGATAACATCGCCGACAGTGACATTCTGAATGTCTACCTGTCCGGAAGGAATACACTCCTTGTAAACCACACGTTCCTCGGAACCATTGCGGCCGAGAAGTGAGCCCTGGAAGTTCCAGTGTGGCATATTCTGTGTTTCTAATGATTCCATAAGCGCCTGGATAAACTCATCGTCCTCCACTACGATCTGAGACATAGTGAGGCTGACAGCAAATGTATTGGCTGTCTCGTGTTCCTGTGCATCTCCAAGTACGCTATACTTTGCATTGTTCCAGTTTACGTTGGACGTGAATGTGTCAACCGTAGCAAGTAAAACGCCGTCCTCACTATAAAATGCTCCATCCTTGCCAGTGCGTGCATGCCTTGAATCGGCTGCTGCTCTTTCATTTCTCATTACTTCTTACCTCCTTCTATTCGTTCGTGCTGAAACGGAAGATGAAGCTGAGGTAGATATGCTCCATAGAATCCTTGTCGATTACATCGATGTCAAACCATGCGCTGTCTCCATCAGCAGTGTAAGCGGTACTTTCAGTTACCTTGCAAGCAGTGAGCTTACTCTCTTCTTTCATTGCATCGCCTACGCCCTGCAACTGAGAAATTACAGTTGCTCGACCGTTGGTGTCGTTGTCTACCTTGCCTACCAGGTTGTCAGAGGTGGTATTGATACGTCTGATAAGCTCGAAACGAGTCTTAACACGGCGAATCTTTTTCCAGCCGTCGTCCTGGTTGTCCTTCGGCGTAATGAGGGTATTGATTGCATTATCAATCCACACCTGCTTAGCCTTGTTATAGCTGAGTACCAGGCAGCCTTTCTTCTCCGCAGCGATCATTTCAGTGTTTGTCAGCTTTTCCTTAATCTCGGAGAAGCCGCTGACTACTGTATGAGTGAGCGAAGAGTTTGCCGCTACTGCGCCGATCATACCGGCAATACGTGCTGCAGTCTGATAACCGTCAATCTCCGTACCCTGCTCATTCACATGGGCATTGAGAACGTAGTGCATTTTCTCGTCATTGAATGAAGCGGCGTGTGCTTCCCTTGTTTCCAGGTCTACCGTGTGCTTCTCAGCAACGACCGCCTGTGTAAGGGACGCCGCATCAAAAATACGATTGATGAAACTCTGCAGAAGCAGATGTACCGAAGTGTCCTCGGTATCGACGCAGATTGTGTTAAACTCATACGCCTCTACCTGCTTAAACGCATTGGAGTAGTCCCCATTCGTTACCTGCGGATCAGTTCCCTTTGTAAACTGGGACTGAGACACGTTCTGTAATGTTACGGTGCCGGACTTGATAACCTCTGCCTTGAAATTCTTTGAAGATGCCAGCGCATCCACAAGGGCATTAGCTTCGTCTGTTCCGGCGGCAAATTCTACCTTCTCAAACTCTGTTGTACCGGCATAAAAAATGCACTCTTTGAGAGTGCTGTCTGAGAGCTTCTCACGGACTGTTACTACAAAGTCCTTTGCTCCGGGATATTTGGCTGTGATGCTTACTGCATCCGTGCTGTCGCTGTCCTGCAACTTGATACTACCCTGAGTGCCGCCGTTACCGACTCTGCAGGCGATGATCGTCTTTGCGCCGCCAGCGATTGCCTCCTTCATTGCGTCCGTAGTAAGTGCGGTACCGAATGTTCCTTCGTAGCCATCCTCTGCAGATAATTCGATTGCCTCGTTGAGAGGACCGAAATCTGCACGGAAGATTACTGCGGTAACGCCATTCATAACACCAGCGGCGGCATTTCCGCCTTTCTTCTGAATGTTGAAATAGGTACCAGGACGCACCTTAGTTTCGCCTAAAATGAATGTTCCTGCCATTTCTACTTAACCTCCTTCTGTAAGAACTTACTTACAATTTCCTTTGCCTCTGATACTGTGTACTCGGCTTTGCCGTCAGTTTTCAGAGCGGCTACAACACATTCCTGCATTGTGCCGAATACGCTTCTTGCGTTGCCTGCAAGCTCGCTTACTGTGTAAACGGACTCTGCAGGGGCCTTTTTCTCCGGCTTCTTTTCTGCCTTTGTTTCAGCAGGTGCCGGAGTTGCTGTTTCCTTAGCCATGCTTTACCTCCTTAACTGTAATTTCCATGAGCTGCCATAAGCACGTGAGGCTTAGCCTTGTACCTAAGCAATCCATAGTGACCTGTGATGAATACCTGGCCTTCCTTCAAGTAGTCAGATTTGTAATTCACCTGCAGTCTCTTGATGAACATAGGCGAATGGTCCAGCATAATTACCTCTCCGTCGAGTGACAGGTGGTTGGCAATATCTGCGGCCATCTTCAATCTCACTGTGCTTTCCGGGCATAAAACATGGACGGCAATTCTACCGTCCATCCAGGCTACTGTATTCGTTTCTTCCTGCTTCTCAGATGAAATCAGTCTGCAGTAAACCACCGGCTGATCCGCTGAGGCTTCGGTTATCTCCTCCATCCGGTCATATCCCATAACCAGGCATTCCGGGTACAACTCCTTGATATACTTATCAACCGCCATTACCGGGTCCGGATCGGACGTCTCCATAGACGGATATTCCAGGATGTCAAATCTGACTTCACAGCCGATTACAACACCGGCTTTTCCTGCATCCTCGCCCATAGTAAACGCATCCGTTCTCGCCCAAGTAAAGCAATACGGTGTACCGCCTTCCGGAAGAAGGATCACATCACGCAGGCATTCCTTCACGATAGGTGCTATATCCTCCGGGAATGTGTCTGCCGTATTCTGACAGAATATCGATACCGAAAGACTACCGGCGCTGTTTCGTTCTTCGTTTGCCTGCAGGTCATAGTTGTAAGTTACCATAGGGTACTGCGTTTCACCGCCCCACCCTTCCTGTTCGTCGCCCGGTGCTTCCGGACTAAAAACAGCAGGCACACCGTTGTAGGTTGTAAGCCTCTCTGCGAGTGCTGCCGTACTGACGAACCTTTTCTGAATCAGTTCTTCCAGCTTCACTCTGTCGCTCCTTCCTCAGTGTCCTGCTTTTCGATGCCGTAGGTCTTGACCTCCGACATATCGTGTGAATATCGGATTTCCCACTGAGCGTCTACCGCTTCATCAATGGGAATCCGAAAGTGATTAGTTACATTGCCGATACCCGGATGATACTGGACGATCAGCTCCTTCTCGGTGGCTGATGTTACAAATCCGGCTTTACCTTCCGGCCATGTGCGATGCTTGCCATAGACCAAATCGCCCCTGGCAATCTCGCTCAAATCGAAGGTTGCTATCGGCTGTTCTACTACCAGTGCCATATATCATGCCTCCTTAGCCATACGGCTCCTTGTAAATTTTCTCAATTTCCGGGGTTGCCTTCTCCTTGATCTTGTCTACGAATGGTCTTGCTGCCATTTTCTTCGTTCCGTTTTCAAGGTAGCCAGCATACTTCTCTTGGCTTTCCAGCTCTGCAATGATTTGGACTCCGCCACCAGCGGTACTGCCTTCGCTCTTTACCTGGCCATTCCAGTGCATACGGAGATTTCCTGTACGTCTTGCCGGTGGTTCTCCTGGCGCCGAAGCTGTGTAGGTCGCTTTGCTGTGTGGCTTGCGATATGTTCGCCCGCTTCTCTGACCTTTTAGCACTTCCAGTTCTGCGTTTCTCATAGCATTCACTGCCCTAACGCCCCTGGCTACGACTTGCCGGTTGATTTTGGCTACCTGTCCTTTGACTGTTGCCCTTATGGCACTTCCTGCGCTCCCTGCTTTTCCATCGTTCCACAGTTTCATTTGACATCCTTCCTTTCCTCGGCGTAGTAGATTGTGGATATACCCAAGCTACCCACCTCGTCCAGGTCGATGATGTAAAACGTGCGATTTCCGAGTATGAGTTTATCGGACTTCTTTGCTTTCGGACTTCCCGCCTGCACAATCGTATGGGTGCAAACACGGTCTCTCGTTGAATGAGATTCCTTCTGTTCCTTCGTGGACTCGGCAAGACATCCTCTGATGATCTTTGAGCCGTCTCCTTTCGGGTCGTTTACTACCCTTCCGCTCGCTGTTACAACCTGCGTATTTGACTCGACAACAAAATCCTTGAATAAGTTTCCCGGCCTTAAATACATAAATCTCGCATTTATCATCCGTTCCACACCCTCTCGTTTTCGTGCATTCCGGTATGGAAGTAAGGCGGACCATCTACCCCATTTCCGAACCGTGGCACTGACACTGATTCTGCCTGGACCTCTTTTTTCAGCTTGTCGTAATCTTCTTTCCAAAGTTTCGCCCTGCCATTCATATCCAGGCTGAGAGGACCGGTCTTTGTGTTGACCTCATACGCAAAACGACGGCACAAACTTTCAAGAAGCATCAGCTTCGCACGCTTCCACTTATTCGGGTATGCGTCGATTGCTGCTTGTATCTCCTCGTCGGTCAATGCCGTCGTATCTGCCAGGCCCTCTACCATCGTGTCTCCAAGTTCAAACCTCATACGGTCTTTGCCAAACTCCGTGATGTTTCCCGGCTCATATGTGTATGCACCTTTTGACATTAGGTATCAGCTCCCTCCGTAATGCTGTCTGTGGTTGCGTTACCGCCTACGGATTCGTTTGAATTGCCGTCAGCGGAGAATAAAGTGTCGTGCTGTTTCTGAGCCGCTTTCTTGACCGTAGCGCGTGTGTCTAAGGCGTGAATCAAAATCAGAACGCTGTCGGACTGTACGTTGGCTACTGCCTTTGCACCATCGTCCGCATTCATCTGCAGTACATCGACCACAGACTGAATATCCTCTGCACTGCAGGAAACCGCCGTCACATTGTCACCCTCGCCCTTGACTGTCACGGTAAAACCGGCATTGTCGGAGTCGAACGGTTTAAGCTCTGCGACTGCGGACTGGATCATCTCGTCCACCTGCTCCTGCGTAAATCCTTTGCTTGCATTGGCGACTGCATCGGCCATCATCTTGTCTACCTGCTCCTGCGAATAAAGGGCACCGGACTGTTCCGGTACCCCTGCTTCGTCATTTGCGATTGAGATTACGCCGAGTTTTTCTTCCCTCTCGACATTTAACACAATGTCTGCCGGGATTTCATCCCCTGCGAAGAATTTTCTGCCGCCATAACTGCAGCGTTTCTTTGCAATCAATTTCATGGCGAACCTCCTTATACAGCGTCGCAACCGAAGAATGCGAGATCATCTTCCGGAAACATCTTTCCTTTGGCTGCTTCGTTATAAAACAGCTTCACCAGGTTTTCATAACTGGTGGTCTCTTTCGGAGTGTACGTCTTGACATACGCCCCTGTTCTTGAAAACTTCGGTCTCTGTTTCCCGAATGGCTGTCCCGGTATTGTAAAACGAATCTGCTTCATATCTTCATCCACTTTCTGCCTCCTATGCCTTGTCGCCAATCTCGGCCGACATCTTATCCGTCACCTTCTTGGCTGTCACCTTCGTTTTTCCGCTTGTTGCTTTGTAGAGTTCTGCCTTATCTGTGCCTTCCTCCACATACACCTTCAAGTAGTAATCTAACTGCTTTCCGGTCTCTGTCTTTTTTCTCTTTCCTGGCCCGACGGTATAACCGTTCTCGTGCAGGATTGCCGTAACCGTCTTGCGATCTTCCAGCTTGTCAATGCTGATTTCTGCCACCTTAATCAATCCCATGCTGTCATTCCTCCATTAAATTCTTCATGGCATCGAACCTCTTCGACGCCGCCTTTTCTCTCCAACTTCTGCCTCCAAACCTTACCGGAAAGCACATCTCAAATATTCTGTCATAGATACGTCTGTATCTGATGTCCTCTGACTCCTGCATATCCTTCAATGTCATATTCGTAGTGAGGATCAACGGCTTTCCGGATAAATACCTGCTGTCGATGATGTTGTACACCTTCTCTAACGCATAATCGGTACTTCTCTCTGCTCCCAGGTCGTCGATAATCAGCAGCTTTGCTGCATTCAGTCCCGCCATTATTCTCTCTTCCTCGTCGGGGTTGCCCTGGATGTTCTGCAGTATCTTCACGAATGATGTCATAACCACCGGGATCATCTGATCCAGCAGCTCATTCGCAATGCAGGCGGCCGTGTAACTTTTCCCGGTTCCGACCGTCCCCCAAAACAACAACCCTTGGCGTTTCTCGTACATTTCATCAAATCTTTTCACGTAATTGCCTGCGAGGTTGTAGATTTTCTGATTGTCTCCGTCCACCTGGTATCCGTCCAGCCTTGCCGCTTTCAGCTTGGCGTCCATAAGGCTGCTGGCTTTCAATCTTTCCAAACGCTGCATTTCCTGTCTCTTCTTTTCTTCCTCTTCCTTGCGTTTGTTCTCCTCAACCTTGCACTTGCAGATACATGGAACAATTATCTCCCTGCCGCCGGTAAAATCCGATGCAGGCAACCTGGTCTGCTTTTTGGTTCTGCAGACTCCGCAGTAAAGCAGTCCGTCTTTGCCGATGTAGTCGCCCTCATTCTGCTCTGTCTCGAATGCTTCTGCAGGTAAAACCTTCTGCAAATCCAAATTCATCATCACTCACTCCTTCCAAACGGATTCTCATTGTCGTCGTACTCAGCTTCGTTCTGAACCGGCTTGTCCTTTGGCAGATAGTCCAGGAACGGCGTTGACTCTCCTAAGAATGTCTTACCGTGCTTTATGTACATAGTCTCTGTTCTCTGCTTCTTGCACTGTGCCGCATAGTTCTTTACTGCTTCGTACAACTGCTCGTGGGAGAAGCCATCTTCCAGGCGGGCCTTATACTTTTTGTATGCCTGCCCTTTATCAACCTTCCTCGGGTATGCCTCCCACAGTTCCTCGAAATCCGTGGTGTAATTACCGATCGCCTTATTTGACTTCTGTTCTGCAGGCAGTACCGGTTCTTTCGGCTCCGGAAGTTCCGGCGTTTCTGTGCTTTCTCCTGCCAGTGCTTCCTTCTCAGCCTTCATGCGGTTGTAATATTCTCTCTGCCTGTCAGCCTCACTGGACGACTGGCCGATGAAGTTCTGAATATCCATCATGTAGATTGCTCCGTTATCGAGCATCTCGATTAAATCCAGCTTCTTGAATATATCCAATGCTTTCTCGACGGTGCCTACCTGGTGCCCTGTCAAAGTTGCCAGGATTTCCGGCGTGTACGGAATCACATTTCTATACATCAACCTGCCGGAATTGCTCAGGCTTTTCAGATAGAGTTTCAGCAGGATATTACTGTATAAATATCCGTCCTTCATGCTCTCTAAAATCTTCATCTCGTCCGTGTCGAAAAAGTCCTCTTTCAGCTTTAGGTAGTAATACTTTCTGTTGTCTGCCATTCAGTCACCGCCTATCTCCTTAAATGCCTGCTGTTAAGTCCATAATCGAGATCGGCTTCTTTAAGACTCTGTTGTGTCTGCAGCAATCGCACAATTCGCATCTGTCCGGCTCAACCTCTCCATTCTTGACTCTGAGGATTCTCGGCATATTCATCTCTACCATGTGCAATGCCTCCTGCAGATAGTTATCTGTTACGTGGATAATACGGATGTCCGGCTCTGTCTGCTTCGTTGCTCCCGCAATAAAGAACGGCAACTTCTCGCCGGTATTCTGTCTCACGATTTCCTGGTAGACCGCACCCTGGATGTCGTAACCCCAGTAACGGACAAAATCGAGGTAGCCGATGTCTTTTACCCACTTCAAATCCGTAATGGATGCCATGACCTTCAAATCAACGATAGCCACTCCCGGAATGTACGAGTCCATCTTGATCTTCCACTTCGCCCCGAATAGTTCTCCTGTCATAATGACCTGCTTCTGACCGCTCATATACTTCATGAAGTATTCATCTCTCTCAATACGAGCGATGATTTCCTCTGCTTGCTTGAAGTTTGACTTTAACTCTCCCTTCTGAGTGAAGATTTCCGGATTGTTCTTTTTGAACTGATCCAGGCTTCCCTCAAAATAACTGTCCACGTAACTTCCTACCAACAGTGCTGTACTCTTTTCGTCCTCCCAGCGTCCGTTCAGTTTCTCCATTCCGTAGAACTCGCAAGGCATCTTGCCGTAGGTTCCGGCAAAATCCTTGTACCCCGATACACTCATGTACTCCTTGTTAGCCTTCTGGCTATAATAATTTTCTGATGTCAGCTGCATTTTTCTTCCTCCTATTCAACCTCTTCCAAATCTAAGCCACCGATCTGCTGTTCCTCTTCTTTCTGCTCGATCTTATCGAATGGGTCCTGCGCCTCTACGATGTCCGGCTGGTTGTCGCCATAACTTCCATCGCCGTCCTCGTCGTAAACTTTCTGATCGTCCTGGATTGCTCTCTGCATATCCACTGACAAAATACCCCACTTGCTGAGCAGCATCTTGATAACCGTCTTTAACGCCATTGCCTCGAAATCTGTCGTCCACTTACTGCCTTTCTTATTGTTTTCCAGGTCATATCTGTATGCTGTCGAATACTTGCGGGCATGGTTCTCAACCTCTGCCGTTGTCATAAACAATTCTTTTCTGAAACCGGTCAATAACTTAAACCAGGCATAGTAGCCAGCGATGTTCTCCGATTTTCCTTCGGCTCTCTGCGTACACTTCGAGAAGTCCGTCACAAACTCAACCTCTCCGGTGATCGGATTGTAGGAAACCAACTCGTCCTTGTAGACAACCGAGCAGTTCATCTTTTCATAATATCCGGAGCGGATCGCCAGCTGGATAAATCCCTTGTACATCATCTGAAACTGTGCTTCCGGATGTTTCTCCCACTGTCTCGTCTGTGGATTGTATTTATTGTTGTTGTAGGGCACGATTGCCGCAAACCCTAAATTACTGTCAATCGGTAAATCGTAGGTTGCTGCCACAAACGCCGCACTCATGATCGTTGTTGCCGGGCATTTCTTTAACTGTGCTGATCCAGCAACCACATTCGTAATGGATGCCAAAAACTGCGGTGCTTTCTGCCCTAAGACTTCCGTAAATTTCTTCTTTACTGCATCCTGGGAAATCATGCTCTTAACCTGCGCTGCTACACTTAACTGCGTTCCCTGCTGTGTTGCCACTGCATTCTGTTCTGCCATACTATCTTTCCTCCTTTTCTGCTTCCGTGAGACTTTCGCCACACAACTTTAATATTTCTTCTGCGCTCATATCATCCACGCATTCTTCACAAATCTTCCCTTCCGGAGAATCCCAAAACTTATCTCCTGCCAGGATTCCATACCCGCATTTCACACATTCGTGAACCGGTACCGGCTCCGGTGCGTTCGGGCATCTTGGATGGCATGGGTTCATACCGCATTCTGCACACATATTCCTTCTGCCTCCAATCTTCTCAAAAACGTCGTAGCATTTACCGAGCATCTGAACAAATAGTTCTTAACCTCGTCCTTGAATAACAACGGCAGGTATTCCTTTCTGTTCTCAATCTTGCATATATCCATCTTCCGGTTGCACAACCATAAGATTTGCTCAGCCTCTTCATCTGAGATGTGAATTTCTTTCTCTCTGTACTCGTCTACGATTTTCTGCAACTCTTCGCTCATAGGCTTTCTCCTCTCTCCATTCTTCGATGAAGTCCGGCAGGTACATTCTCGCCTCATTTACAAAATATCCGACGATCATCACCACTGGTAAAACCAGCCACTCACCGCCGTAGGCTTTATATCCTCTCTCGATGTACGCTGCTTCAACCGATACTTTTGTGAGAACCAGTCCCAGGCTTACCCAAAACCAATACAGTCTCACAAATCTTCTGACTTTCTTTCTAAATCTTCTCATACCGCCTGTTCCTTTCACTTATAGAAGTAGTGCTTGCCGTACTTGAAAAGAAATTCCAAATTCTCGCTGTGCCACTTACTGTCGCTCTTGCTCTCAAAATACAAAGCATCCTGGCTTTCGTTCCAATGGTCTACCTGGATCAGCTTCAATGCTTCGTAACACTCCTCGTCCGGCTCTACTGCATCGTATCTTCCGTTTGCAACTGGACTGAACTGGTTCTTCTGAAAAATCACTTCCTCGATTGTGTCCGGGAACTCATTGCTCCAAACTCTGTTGAGGACTACCAGCATAACCAGTGCCTTTCCTTTCGCGCCTTCGCTCTCAGCTTCGGCCATTGCTATCTTGCATAGCAGGTAAGAATCGTCCTTGTCCCAATCCATACTTGCAATCAACGGTTCTTCTGTCTCAACTACCTTTGCTGCCTCCGTTGGCTGTGTTGTCTCTTCGACCTCCGGCATATACGTCGTCTCTGCCACTTCCTCTGTGGCTATGTAGACCGGCCGGCTTTTTTCTTTCTCCTGCCCGAGCGTTTCTGAAATGCCACTTACTGCAAAACAGGCAGCTCCGACCATCGTTGCCATCCTTGCCGCAAACAATATTCTTCGCTTACTTGCTTTCTTCAATTCTGAACTCCTTTCCGGCGTTGCTCCGGCTTACTTGCCGTTCAAATACTTCTCTCCGGCAATTTTCATTTCGCTTATTACCTCTGCCATCTTTTCGAGCTGCCCGATGATTTTTTCCAAGGCTGGCAATTCATCCTTTGTGATTTTTCCATCTGCAGTTATCTCGATCAGACTGTCTCGCATATTCTTCAATGAATCCTCATTGAAGTTCTGCAAAAGCCTTAATGCAATTCCTTCTAAACTTTTCTCTTCGGTTGCCAGTGGTAGGAATCCGTGTACCGGGCATTCTCGCATACAGTACCCAGTAATCAATTCCGGGGCGTTGTAGAGGTCGGCCATAAGCACCACCTTGTCCACCGGGACAACCTTCGTATTGCCAAGCTCGTAATCTGCCAATGTTGAAACCGATATTCCCAATAGTTCTGCAGCTCCTTCACGGCTCCATAGCCTCTCGTTGTACGTTGCCGCCTTTTTCCTGGCCTGGAAATACATATTTGTGTTCTCGTTTGTAGGGCCTCTTCCCATTTCTTGTTACCTACCCTTCCGCTATAATTTACTTATCAGCTGGAACAGCGACCAGGTTGATTCCTAGCAGGTTATTCACCCCGCTTACGATTGCTTCGTTCATCATCTTGCCGTTAATTACCAGTGACAGCCGATCCCTGGAGACATCCAGCTGCTTCGCCAGCTCATTGACGGTCATGTTCTGTTTTACCAGTTCCACCTTCACTGTCTGACACCATTCATCGGACGGTGTTTCGGTTCTCTCCGGCAGTCCTTCCGTTCCAAGCACTTCGTTGATCTTCTCAGCGATTACCTTGTAACTCGAATTGGAATATCTGCCGTTGACTACCTGGGAAACAGTAGCATTGCTGTAACCGATTTTTTCGGCCAGCTGCTTCAATGTCATATCGTGGTCGATTACTGCTTTTTTAACAGCTTTGCCCCACTGTGATGTTTCCTGCTTCATGCTTGCGTTTCACTCCTTTCTCGCATTTGTGTAAAAACTATTTATCTTTTCTGATTTGCGTGCTATAATGTAAGTAAACCTCTTTACAAACTCGCAAACAGACGCACGAAATACAAGTACAATCTCTCGGCTCGCAACTTTGAGTTGTTTTGTATTTCATGTATTTATTATAGCACGTATTTGCGAGTTTGTAAATGTTTTTACTCTTATTTGCGTATTATTTTTACCACGGAGGTTGCCTATGGAAATCATCGAAAGAATCACTGAAACCCTTGAAAAAACGGACAAAAAGGCTACTGATCTGTGCGACCGTCTCGGCATTCGGACATCTACTATGTCTACCTGGAAAACTCGCAATAGCGACCCGCCAGCGAAATACATCAAACCGATTGCAGACTTCCTTGGCGTGTCAGTTCATTACCTATTGACCGGCGAAGAGGCTCCTGCCCGCAAGCTCACCACTGCAGAAGAGGACGAACTTCTCGCACTGTACCGGGCATTGCCACAGAACAAACAATTTGAGTTTATCGGGGAACTCAAGGGATTTCTGAAAGCCTATACAGAGTCTCAGAAATACCTCGACAAAGAAAAAAGATTATCAGTTTAGAATGGTACCGACTTTACGGCCGGTACTGAGGAGATGTGCCTATGAATAACAAATACTTTGAGCTGGCACGCAATGAGGAGAGGTCCGGGAACGATGCCGCTGCATTACTTCTTTATCTCTCCTCTTTTTGTGACAGTTGCAATCACGGCACCAGGAACCGCTCCTACGGTGTCGTAGCAAAGATCCGGCACCTGCAGCACCGGCTTATGCTCACTGACCTGCAGTTGTTCGGATTGGTTCACTCATACGGTCCGCTTACGGACTCTGAGTGCAAGAAACTTTTAGACTGTTCCATACGTGGTACCGGTATCTCCGGTTACGCCTATGGATATTAACAAATTCTCAGAGCGTCTATCACATTGTATGCAGGAACGCCACTTGAACGGTAACGACCTTGCCACTCTTTCCGGTGTGACTGCCGCTACAATCTCACGCTACCTCAACGGACTGCGAACGCCGACCGTCGATAATGTCATGCTACTAGCTGATGCCCTCGACGTGTCCGTAGATTACCTTCTTGGACTGCATAATGTCCCGGACGATAAAATGCTCGTGTCCTTGTATTCCATCGCTTCCGGCGACGATAAGCGTGTCCTATGGACGCTCCTGGAAAGATACGGAGGAAACCATGGAACAACTAAACGGCAATGAACCATTTACCCTGCACGGTTCCGATACTTCTATCATGCTGCAGGATTTTTGGCGTTGGGCGTATTCTGATCTGCTCAACAATACCCATCGTGGAGTGCTTGCCGAATTTCTCGTACACTCTGCCCTGGAAACAAAAGATGTCGCACGTGCCGACTGGCTACCGTTCGACCTTACTTCTCCTTCCGGTCTCCGGATCGAGGTCAAGTCGTCTGCCTATCTGCAGGCTTGGACTCCGGAAGATGTGTTCTCTCAGATTAGCTTCGACATTGCAAAGAAATTTGCCTGGGATGGAGCTACCTACGCCTCTATGGCTATGCGTAACAGTGATTTGTATGTGTTCTGCGTCTTTACCGCTCGTACACGTGATGTTTCAATTCTTGATCTCGACTACTGGGACTTTTATGTTCTGCCTACCTCGGTTCTTAATGAGAAGGTGCCGGAGCAGAAAACAATCACTCTCTCTTCCCTTCTCAAACTCGAACCAGCAAAAACGGATTTCGCCAGCCTGCCTGCAGCTGTGGAATCAGTAAGGTTATCGAATGAAGCTACCTAACGGCTACGGCAGTGTGACAAAACTTTCCGGAAACCGTCGTAAACCTTACCTGGCCCGTGTTACTCTTGGCTGGATCACGGACGAACAGACCGGAAAGACCGTACAGAACCGTGTTCCTCTTGGAACATTCAAGACTAAGAAGGAAGCTCTGCAGGCACTCGCTGAGTACGGAGCTAATCCTTACGATATACAAAATGCCGCTATGACCCTGGCGGAACTCTACGACAAATGGACTGCAGCTTACTTCCCTACCCTGGAAAGTGAATCATCCTGCCGTACCATCAAGTCAGCGTGGAGTTACTGCCATGCCATTGCCGGGATGCGTGTTAAGGACCTGCGTGCCCGCCACATCAAGGGCATAATGGAAGATGGCTACATCATTCCTTCACGTGGAGCCAATAAGGGCGAAAAGGTGCTTGCGTCTGCAGGTACAAAATCCCGAATCAAGTCTATGTTTAATTTAATGCTGGATTATGCGCTCGAATATGAGCTTGTTGATAAGAACTACGCCCGCACATTTGAACTGTCGGACGACATCATCAAAGAAAAGGAAGAAGCGAAACGTGGCCACATCATCTTCCAGGACTCAGAAATGCAGACGCTTTGGGATAACGTCGGCAAATTCCGGTTCGTGGACTGGGTTCTCATACAGTGCTACATGGGATGGCGCCCGCAAGAACTTGCCATACTGGAACTAGAGGACGTGCATCTTGACGAACGCTATATTGTCGGTGGCATGAAAACACAGGCAGGGCGACATCGTATGGTGCCTATCCACCCGAAAATATTTGACCTGGTTAAGAAGAACTACGGCCAGGCCCTTGAACTTGGAAGCCACCGGCTCTTCAATGATCCGGATTCTCCGAAGGGTGGCATGGCAATCACCTATGACAAATATGCCGGCCGTTTCGATAAAGTGATCGCCGCTCTCAAACTCCGAGACGATCATCGACCGCACGACCCTCGAATGACATTCATCACCATGGCAAAGAAGGCTGAGGTTGACGAATACACTATCAAAAAACTTGTCGGTCACAGAATCACCGACATAACAGAGGCGGCTTATACAGACCGTGACTTAGAATGGCTCAGAGCCGAACTGGAAAAGATACCGTAA